ACCGCTCTCAATGCGCTGGATTGTCGTTTTGTTGACTCCTGACAATTCGGCAAGCTGTCTTAAACTGATATTCCTGCTTTGCCGTTCAATCTTTAATCTCTTACCGTAAATATCTCTGCTCATAGTTTAAGTATTAGAAGGGGGCAATTGCCCCCTGATTATTATGCGATGTTTTCTGTGATGTAGGCTTTGTCACTGTCGCTCAGTTGCCATCCATTAAGCAACTTGAGTTTGATTACTTCTTTGTGGCCTACCATCTTAACAGCCGCCCGTGAGAGTTCATTTTCCTCACCGCCTGCGGCTTTGAGAAGTAACAAAACTACTTCTTTGCGCTCGTCACTCATACGCTGAACGCTCTTGCGGAGTTTGTTCACTTGGTTTGTCAGTTCATTGGCAACTGTCGAGTCCAATAGTTTGTGCTTGATGAAGTCTTTGCAGAAATCTTGCTTGTCCATGTCTGTTGACATATACATGGGGTCAATGATGCTGTTGTAGTCCTCGGTTTCAACTCTCTTGCCCGTCAGGGCCTCAAATTCATGCTGTAACATAGTTGTGGTTGTTTAATTGGTTTGACTTTTTGTTTTTGGAGGGGGGCTTGCGCCCCCGTTGATTTTAGATTATCTCAATTCTCTCAACTTTGTAGGTGTTTGGCTCATAGCATCCGCACTCTTTGTCGTTTTTCTCTAACTCTGGGATTTGAGCAAGTGCCTCACTCTCGAAGCGAACTGGATTTGTAACCTCTCCACCGGTAATTGTGTCAACTACCACAAAACGGATTTTAATTGCTGTTGCTGTCATAATTCTAAAAGTTTGATTGGTTTGACTTAATTTTTCTGTGACAAAGATAATGCCTTTTTTCTTTGTGTGCAAATTTGCACCCAATTATTTTTAAGAAAAGGCGGTTTTTTAACCTTTTTTTAGGAAAACCGCCTATTGAAATCACTTAACCATTTCACTTGGACACATTACGGCATTGCCAGCGATGTAGTCATTCGGGAATATTGCCCGGCACCCTTTGGCGATGACTGTCGGGGTACATCCTGCCTTTGCCGTCCTCATTCACAATCATTATGGTCTTCGGTGTGAGGTCGATGATTTCGATGCACCCATCAACGCTCTTCTGCAACTCTTCAAGCGTGAAGTCCCTGCCGTTCGCAGGGACTAACTCGGTCACGCTCGCCTCGGGAGTAATGAGTAAGCCTTTCATACGGCAACGGCGATGAAGTTTTCAACTCGGAATGAACGGAAGGCGTTCTTTTTGGTGTCCCAATAGCATAGAGTGCTATAGTTGGGAGCTTTGGCACTCCTTTTACGGAAAGTGATGCCGGCAGGAAGATTGCAGAGGGTGCCATAGGCAACTCTCGCACTGCCATCTACTTTCTCGAAGTAGAACTTAACAACGCCTTTGCGCATGGCCTTTACAAGTCGGTAGAGCGTCCACGCTTTTTTCAGGGCTGCACTCCATGTGTAGTTTTGGGTCTCGAAGATGTGGTGAGCATAGTTCATGACTCTCACTCGGAAGTTTGTTTTTGTCTGCATAGCTTTACAATTTTAAATGGTTTGACTTATTTAATTATCTACTGTAAAGTTAGCGTATATTGTCGAGGTGTGCAAACAGAATGAACTCCATTTTTACACCTTAACTTTTACTGACATTTTAAATGCCCAATAGTGACTTTAACCGCTTTCGTGCATAGTAAATCCTACTTTTGACGGTGCCAGGCTTGATGCCCAACATGACCGCTATCTCATCATAGTCGTAACCGCTTGCATAAAGCCACAACGATTGCAGACGTGAGTCGGACTGCATGAGGGCTATTATCGACTTGCAATTAAGATAGTCATCTGGATCTGCACGGCTGAACGGCGTCCACTCATCCTGCAATGGGCAAAATGGAATTTTAGCGACATGGCGCATCTTGCTTTTGTAGGTGTTTGCCATTATCGCCATTAACCACGGTTTTAAGTCCCTGCTGGCATGAAACCGACTCGCATTGAGTAATGCTTTTATTATTGTGTCATGCGCCAAATCCTCACCATCCATCACGTCACAAGATATGCGACACGCCACACCTCTAATCCAGGAGTAAAGGTGTGCAATCTCACTCTCAATGTCACTCATGGCTTTGCCCTTTTCGAGTCATCACGCATCGAACGAGCGTGGCGGTGCATTCTCTCTATCAACTCATCTAAGTCATGCCCAATCTTCATGGATGACAATTGCGCCATTATAAGGTCGCACTTCTGTTCTATCACAGCCATCCTCACAGAGAGGCGGCGAATGTCTCTTTTGATGTTGTACTTCATAATATTACTGTTTACAGGTCTATTACCGTTCAAGCTCAGAAAAGTTCATACAACATTAAAAAAAAGGCTGCAAGATACTCAAACCTTACAGCCTCAACTAAAAATGGACATTCACTATTTGAGGGACTTAATCTTTGCGTTAAGCTCTTTTGCTATCTCATTAGCTTTGTGTATCATTGAGGCAAACACACTCGCTCGTATGCTGTCAATGTCAATACTCATTTTGTTTGCTATCATCAAATCGGCAACCATGCCCTCGTATCTACGGCGTATCTCATCGGGAGTGCTTTGCCCTTCTTCCTTTATCTCAACACCCATGCGTTTAAGTTCAAAGGTCACGGAGTTGAGTTGCGTAATAACTTCACGCTCTATCCATGCGTCGTCACGGTCTCGACAATCGACACCATATTTAGTGAGCAGATCCCGCACGTCACTAAATCCGTCAATCTTGATTAAAGACTTAAGCACGCCGAAAAACATTGCTTTCACACGCATCTTGCCTTTACGGTCACGGTCAATGAGCATAGATTTGAATGACGAGGGACTGGCGATTGATTGGAACTCGTGAGACAACTCACTGCGTCTCTTTGCAAGCATCTCAGGAGTTACTATCTCATGCTTTTCTTTGAGCACATTCAAATCGCCACACTCCATATCTATGAACTCGGCAAGAGTCAAATCACTTAGCTTTTCTTTCATATCCTCTCTGCTCTGTACTGGTCATATTTAAAGCGTGCAGCGTCTCGATGCTGTTGCTTAATCATAGCTTTCATAAGTCGGTTGTTTTCAACCAACTCACGTTGCAGGGCGCGGTAATCGTTGTTCACGATTACTTTTGGCTTATTCTGTGCGAATAGCAAAGGACTGATATCTGGTAATGGCAATGCAGCAAGCAAGTCACCGTAATTCACTGGAGGCTCATTGGCGATGAAGTCAAGATAGTCAGGAAATACCTTTGAGCCCTCGGGCATTTCAACCAATGTGGGCACTTTTGGTGTTATCCAGTACTTTCCGTTGGTCTCAACTACCTCACGTTTGCCACCATCACCAACGATAGCGAGTCCGCCTGGGTGGTAGTCAGTACCACGCTTGTAGGCTTTAATCGGCTGTGCGATTGCCGTTGCAAGCTGTATCGCTCCCATCGCTGCCACAAGTGCCATATTCACCCAGTTAGGCGATGCCTTCATAATGCCTAACGAGGTGGCGATTACGATTTGAGATATGTTGTTTGCCTTCTCTGCAAGGGCTTGCTTGTATTCAGCTTGCGCCTTCTTCTTTTGAAGTTCCGCCTCACGTTTTGCGGTGGCCTCTTCGATTTCACGCTTGCGGATTTCGGACTCTTCCTGAGTTATCAAACCCTTATTATACTCATCATCGATATTGGCTATTGCAGCGTCATGCTGTTGCTGGTTTGCCTCTTGCTGTTCCTCTATCTTTGCGATTTGAGCATCAAAAAGAGTGCTTATAAGGTCATTAATGTTGTTGCAAGCCTCACCAACGGCATTAAGCCACTTTTCAGCGTTGGCAATTCGTGCATCTCTTGCCTTAGTTGCAGCGTCAGTCACCCGCTCCATGTTTGCGAGTTTGTGGGCTGTGACAGCATCGTCAATCTGTACCTCAGCGGATGCAAGTGACTTGGCAAGGTTCAATGCGTCATCGTGCTCAAATCCTTTTGCCTCAAGTACGGCAGCGGCAGCGTCAATCTCACCTTGACTGATTTTGTCAAGTAAATCGCTAATCTCACCATCGGCAATATTAAATGCTGTCAGTTGGTCTTTCAACGCTTGCATTTGCGCTTGAGCTGTGGTAATGGCATATTTTTCCTGCAATTCTGCTGATTTGTTTTGGTACTTTTCTTTGATGGCTGCAATTTTCTCTGCATTATTACCTGCCATCTCGAGTTCCTGCGCTTGTTGCTCATTCAGGGCGTTTAACTCTGTTTTGAGTTGGTTGTCCATTACGATTTGCGCAGTGGCCGCCGTTTCTTGCATCTTTGCGAGTCGTTTGCCATAATAGTCATTCATTAAGTCAAGCGATAGTTTTTTGTATTTTTCATCTATCAAATGAGTATCAGCTCCAGTCGCTTTTGCACTGGCGAGCTCTGCCTGGTACTCGTTTTGTAATTTCTCAAATTTGAGGTCATATTCTTCTTTACTTGCCTCTTTAGCGGCTGCAAGTCTATTTTCAAGATTAATTTTATACTGGTTTACAAGATATTTTGTTGTGGCGTTGGCAAGGTCCCTATCCATATCTTTTTGATATTGTAGGCGCAGTTTTTTCTCATTCTCACTATTGCCTTTAATCGCTTCAATCTTCTTTTTGTACTGCAAGCGGATGAGTGCAAGAGTTTTTGTCAATCCCTCTTCCATCGCTTGTATTTGTGCCTCTTCGAGTTGTTCAGCGGCTTTTGCTGCATCCTGAGCTGCTTTCTCGGCATCTTTGTTCATTTTCTGAATTTCTTTTTGCCTCTTTGATGACGCGTCGCTGCCACCGCCGCCACCGCCACCTCCACCGTTACCACCAGTCCCTTTGGGAGTTGGTTTGCCGTTGCCACCGCCACTGACATCTGCATCACCGACGGCACTATAGTTGAGGTGGGCAATGTGGGTTTGTTTCATCGTGTTTACCCATGCGTCTGCAACATTCTGTGCTGTAGCTTTGCCGAAATTCTCAATATCGCCCCAAGCTTCTTTAAATGTTGTTTTGTAATTCTGCATGAGTTTGTCCCATCCTCCAGTGATTTTATCAGTATTGAGAGTAAACACACCCTCCACCATATCACCTAAACCTTGCAAGAAACGGCCAACTCCTTTTAGTGCATCTACAATGAGATTACAGGCAAGTTTTGCCGCCTCCCACATCTGTTTAAATCCGAGTACAATCCACTGAATTACGGCACGCAAAGTAAGACTCTCATTATACCAGTCAATGAAATAATTGATGAGGTCAACTACCCACTTTATAGCAGCGATTAGTCCCTGCTTGATCCATATCTTGCATCGAGTGGTTATGCTCTCGAAACCGCCTCCAGTCATATCAAAGAGAGATGCCATAACATCATTCAACTCTTTGTCAACTTCAACTTCTTGAAGTTTTAGACGTTGAAGGCTGTCCTCTTTGCCAAGTAATTCCTCCATGCCTTTGTTGCTCTCAGCAAGGAAATCAATAAAGCCCTCACCGATGGCACTCTCACCTCTCGCACCAAACAAGTCCTTCATGACTACGGCTGCTTCTTGGCTGTTGGTGCCGACTTCTTGCAGTTTCTGCGCAATAGTTCCCATAGCTGCGTTGACACTCATAGAGCCATCTTGGATCGCCTTGCTCATTTCATTAGCGTCAATGCCAATTTGCTTAAGGCTCTTTGATGTGCCATCATTCATAGTACGCAACTGCAATGATGCCTTACCCATAGCAGTCAATGCCCTCTGTGAGTTCACTCCAGCTTTGTCAATCTGTGAGAGGGTCGCAACCATCTCCTCTGCACTCATTCCCATCTTTTGCATCGTGGGTGCAAAACGCTCAAGATTGGAGAGGAACTGCTCACTGTTAGTACCGCCGGCGGCAAACCCCTTTGCAATCAGGTCAGTCGCATCGTTTACAGATATGCCGAAGTTTTGCGCAATGGCGTTAGCACTGTGCAACGTGTTTGTAAAGTCCTGATTGAATGTGTCGGCAACTGCTTGCACGTTGTCACGGACTGATTTCATGGCATCACCAGTCAATCCAGTGAAGTATTTTGTTTGACGGCTTGCCTCTACAAGTCCTTTGTTATAGTCATACCACCACTTAACACCAGCTACTACTCCAGCTATCCCCAGAAATGCAAGAACGTAAGGGTTAGCAAGCAACCCCATCAAGGTCTTACCTAATGCGCCTATCTTGCCGGTCAAACCAGTAATTACACTTCCTCCGTTGCTGGCATTGGCTGCGAGTGACTGCAAAGAACTTCCGAACTTGCCATTTACACCTAACATCTTGCCCATCGTGTTGACAAGTCCTTCGCTCGCCTGCGTGTGAGATTTGATTACTTGCTCATTCTGTTGTATCTTTTGAGATAGCTGGTTGATTTGCTCCGTGGCGGTTGGGGTGGTCTGTCTTATCTTTTCGAGGGCTTCACGCAAGATGACGTTTTGCTCTGCAGCGGTTTTTGCATCGGTGGCCTCCGTGCTGAGAGCCTTTGCCAATGCATCGGTATTGCTCACTCCCGATTGCGCTGCGATGGCATAGTTACCTACGTTACGCTGGAACTCGCCCATATCAGCAGCAGCATCTTTGAGTTGATTATCGAGGATTGTAATGTTGGTAGCTAACTCCTGACCTGCATCGCTTTGCTTTTCAGCTTCGTTCATCTCTTTATAAGCCATCCTCATTCGCTCCAACTCCAACGATAGTTGTTTGTAACTACCCTCTGCGGCTTGATTGGCCTTTTCTTCATTGTTGATGATTTTCTGTAGTTCCTGCTTAGCAATCTTCAACTCAATGGACTCAGCCTTTAATGCAGTGAGTCGTTCCTTAGCATCTTCGTCAGATATTGTTTGAGCTTTTTGACTTGCCTCCACTTGCTTTATTGAGGCATTTATTTCTTTTAAACGCTGCTCATATTCAACAAGTAAGGCTATATTCTGTTGATTGGTGCCAAGGGCAGCGTCTGTAGCTTGTTTCCAACTGGTAGTGACACTCTCCGTTACGCGGTACTGTTTGTTTAGTTTTTCCTGCTCTGCGAGGGCGCGGGAGATGGTGTTGGTGGTATTTCCGAGTACGGTGTTTTGCTGTGCAACCGCTGACTGCATCTGCTGCGTGGCCTGCACCAACTGACGTGACTGGACACGCACAAGATTGTCAAGTTTCTCCAAATCGCCTATGATGGTCACTTTGATGTTGATGCCATTAACAAGTTCATTGGCGATCTGAACGTACTTTGACCTCACTTCATCAAAAGTCGTTAGCAAGTCAGTGAGCTGCTGCCTTGCATTCATGTCAACTAAGTCGGTTATCTTTATTCCCATAACGTTTATTTTACAAATAATGAATGTACTCTATAATCTTTCCGCTTCCCTCAACGCCTACACGGTTGAAGGTGTATGTGCCATCGTCCTTTAGTCGCAGTTCCATAATGCACTGCTCCATTACGGCGCATTTCTTTGCCAGTGAAGCGATGCGCTCACGCTCACTGGCTATCTTCTTGTTCTCACAACCACAACTCATAGTAATCCGCAATCATTAAAGAAATCCTCTAAATAGGGCGTTAGATAGGTCTCATTGAAATACTCTGTGGCACGCTCGCCGATGGTCAAAAGCTCATCACCATACTTGCCCACAATATCGGGACCGTCGCCACTCTCTACTACTTTCACATCTATCTGTCTGTCACCTTTCGCCGAAAATATCTCACTATGGAACTTGCCGTTGATGAATAGGTTTGGAGTGTTGTAGGGACGAGGGGGCAGTCCTAACATTGTTCCTGCCTCAGGAGGTGTTATCTCGGCTTTCCATGCCTTGTAACGGTCACTGCCATGATACCAGTTGCCAGGCTCTTCAAAGAATGGATCATCATCGTAGGACGGCGATATGTGGGTGCCATCACCCTTCAAACCGCTGTATATCTGCTCACGGATGGAACGCACAAACACGGACTGGTTGCTGTCCATGCACTCAAGGCACTTCTCGTCAAATCCATTCTCCCATTTTTTTACAGCATCATAAACTTCATCAAACGTTGCCATAGTTGTTAAAAATATGGGCGGTGCATTTGGTACACCGCCCGATGGTTATTTACTCTTCTCCACTCTTGAGGGCGGATTAATCAGAGCGTAAGCGTCATTCAACATCTTCTTTCGCTCCTTGCGAGGTCTGTTCAACCAAAAGACATCAATGAAGTTATCAACGAACTCCTCTTTTGTCATCTTCCGGCATTCCTCGACGACGAAAAACACTCCCTCGATTATCATGCCGCTACGATGCCTTTAATGCCGGCCTGATACAGAGCTGACGGTGCCTTGAGCGATGGGGTCTTGCCGTTGGTGACGGTAAGCGTCAAGGTATCTGTCTCGCTATCGTAGGTGGCCGCTGTTACGTTGCTGATGATACCAGTGGGAGCGGTAGCGATGGCACTGCCAAACTTGGAAGTGACATCATATCCTCCCTGCTTCTCAATAATCTTGTAAGTGTTCTCTGTGCCAGTGCTCACAAGCTGAACGGATGTCAGGCCCACAAGGGAGTCCTTGAGGTTGAAGTCAAGTTCAAGGAAATCGAAATGCTCAATGGCATCTCGTGCGTTCTCGAACGCGAAAGATACCGTGAGAGTGGCAGGGTTGCCACTTGTGGGATGGGGTGTGACGGTCGGATAGAGCGTGGTGATGGGGAAACCTCGCAGATTGTCGCCTTTCTGCAAGCCATAAACTACGTTGTTCTCATCAAAATAGAACACCTCGAACTTGCGGTTCATGCACTTGCTCAAGGACGCGGCAAGGTCAGTATAGCACTTGTCGAGGGTGAAAGTGTCAGTACGAGCGCCTACGTTGGTGACTTGGTTGCCACCATAGCCCACAGCACTCACGTTAGGCTCTCCGCCATCCTTTGCATACTCGACAAAGAGCATCACCGGCATTAGACGGTCGGGACGGTCTGCATGGCACGCCTCCTCAATAGATGACGCTGTGGCATTAGCTGGGAATATGGTGCCGGGCTCAACGACAATCGCGCCAATAACGTTGGCGAGGTCAAGAGGGCATTTCGACACTCCAGTGTCGAGGTTGCCTCCAGTACATTTACGGATTTTTCTCATTTTCTTCTACAGTTATTAATTGGTTTTATTTTTAATTGTAAGTTAACGATGTTGATGGCATCTATGGGCTCACTGATAGCGTTACCTGTACTGTCAGTATATGCACCATACTTGCCATAGGAATAGTTTTCAGAGTATTCGTGCGGTATCTTGCCACCATACCCCCAGTCGAGGCGTGGGTCATTCTCCAATACCTCAAGCAGCTTGAAGTATATAGGCCGCAAGATATTCTCGAATGAATAGACTTTGCGCTGCTCGTTGGTCCAGTCCTTCACACTTGAACAAGCGATTAGCAGACTAACCCTCGCAGTGGTATAGTACTGCTTTTTCAATGGGTCTTCCTGATTGCGTTTCTCCTTGATTGGTGCGAAAAGACACACGACAGGGAACTTCTTGACGCTCGTTACCTCTGCCTTGCTCTTATCGTCCAAGTCGTCTTTGAAATATCGTGCATTTCCGAAGATATAAGAGATGTCAGGACTGTTGACCTCTATGAATGTGGCTGGGTCGAGGGCGTTTGGCATTGTGATTACCAATCCTTGACTTACCTTACTCACCACATCGGCGAAAATATCTACTATCTCGCTGCTCATAAATTGAACTGGTTAATATTATGGGTCATGTTGGAAGATACCGACACGGACGGCATGTTGCCAGCCGCCCACGACTTAAAGCGGATGTTTCGCATTACCATCTCGTTCCATATCGACACTTGACGGTGGATTGGGGCTACTTTCTCATTTTCACTTTTGAGGACAACAAGTCCAGTGGTCGTGGCCTCGGTGTTGCTGTCTCGCAAGATGTGGAAAAAGACATAATCGGCAAAGGACTCACGCAGCTTTGAGCAAAGTAATTCGTATTGCTCATTGACTGCAAACTTCGTGTTTTCCTTTTCCGCTTGCTCTTTTTCGTTGAGGTAGTCATCCACCGACACTGCAAGTTCATCGCCTAACATCTCGCAAAGGAACGCGAGCTGGTAGTGCCTGACGTAACCTAAGATGGCTGCGTTAACGCTCAACGAGTTCTGCGATTGGGTAGCACTAATTGTAGCGTTTTGAATATGCCTCGGCCCGAGTATGAAATATGAAACATCTATAAGCATGGTTACTCTTACTTTTTAGTATTTGCCTTTGACTTAGTACTCTCAGTCTTTGCAGTCTTCTTATCGTCCACTGCTTGAACTTCTTTGCTGTCATCGGCTTTCACTTCTTTGCTGTCACCATCGACTTCAACGGTTTTATCGTCCACTTCTGGAGTCTTTTCTTTGTCGTCAACAGGTGGCACTACTTTGTCGTCATCGACTGGAGCTGGCTCTGTGTTTTTTGCCTTCTCCAAATCATTCACTGCCGCCTTGAGGCTTGAAAGAGTGGTGTCGATGGGGGTCAACTTAATGACCCCTCTTGCGACACGCACGCGTTGCTCACGTAATACTCTTTCTACCTCTACGGGATTTCCGCTTAGTATATAAACCATAGTTAGGCTTTTGTTAGAGCGGTTTTCAGTGCGCTTACACTGCCGTAGGCGAACGCCCAGGGGCAGTAAACTGGCATCATCAGCTCCATTTGAGCGATGCAAACGGTCTGATTTCTCAGCTTCTCATTAACACCTTCAGCGAACTCGATATTGAGCTGTGTGTAGGTGACGAGGTTCACACCGTTACGGAAGTCACCGATGAAATACTTGCCAGTAGGCACTGCGTTAGTGCTGATTACTGGCACACCTCCTGCAACCAGGTTGCCAAAAGCGTCCTTCACAAATTCGAGACGACGGCCAGTGGTGTCTTTCTCGGTCTGCATCTGGAAGAGAGTGATGGGGTTCATCACGATTGCCGATGGCACAAACTCGCCATAGGTCATAACTGCCACAGCAGCCTCAAGTGCGTCCTGACTGTTGGGGGTCTCAACGCTCTTGAACGCTCCGTGATTGATGGTGAATGTAATGAGCTCGGGATGAGCCTCTGCACCACTAAAGGCTACACCGTCAATGATGAGTCGTGTGTCAGTCTCCTTAATCACCTCGAATGTCTTGCCGTTAAGTGCACTCTTGTAGGTAATGGTGTCGTCACTTGCACCAAACGTAATCTGCATGCCGTCACGCATGATGTCAATCGGGTCTTTGAGCACTACAACAATGCCGGTGTTGTTGGCGCGTGTCTCAATGGAGTCAACACTACCAGCTGCACCAGTATAGATTGCCTGGCTGATGATGTTCTCGACAGGCAGCACACCCTCATATCGGGTGATGCCGAGTGGGTTGTCACCGCTGCCGTCACCAAAGAGGATTTGTGCGTCCATAGCGTTGAACACAGCCTCGGGCATGAGATTGAGGATGAATGAGCGCACATATGCACGGCTCTTCAACATTCGCTTAGAGATGCGGATGTGATGTCCTACACGGTTAAGACCAGCAGTCATCTCCTTAGTCTTGAATGAGCTTTCGGGCAGAGTGCCGTTCTCTGCGGCATAGCGGGCATTGCGGTCAACGTGATAGATTTGTGTGTAGGCAATGCTGGTGTGCTCAGGCTCAATGTCAAGTGTGGTAATCACATCTTTCATGTGCTGCTTGTTGTGGCCAACCTGCGACACGATGCGGTCACTCTGTTGAGCGATAAGGACATTGCCCTGATAGTCGTTAGTCATGCTAACGTCCTTCATGGTGAGGTTGTCGAAACGTCCAGTGGACTTGCAGCGGTTTGCCACGAAGTTCTTGTACTGCTCACTCTCCATCATCTCGTCAACCTTAGCGGCAAACTGACTGATGTTCTCGTTGGTGAAACCATTAGATTTCATCTTTGCGATGTTCTCTCCGAGAGTCTTCACCTGCTTGGCAAGCTCATTGACCTCCTCCGAGGCTTTTACTTTGAACTTGCCCTCAAAGGCTTTAATTGCCTCGTTGACCTGGGCACTCACGTCTTCTTTTGTGATGACACCCTTAATGGCATTGTCAACAATGGACTGCATCTTGGCTTCCATCTTGACGAGGAACTCCTCTTGCTGTTTCTTTAATTCTTCGTTCATGTAAATACAAATTTAAGTGGTTATTAAATCGTGCTATTAAGGCTCTCCCAAAACGACTGAGTGCCTTTGTCGGCGGCTCCTTTGTTTTCAACTTCGGGATGCTCGCTTTTAGGAGTGTCGCTTGACGGCTCCTCGTCACTGCCTCCCTCATCGGGGGTGTCCTGAATAATCTTGTTAGCTTGATACACCTTGCCCCAGCAATGAGGGCAACGCACATAGTTCATGAAATCCTCAAAGCTCTTAGTGGTGATGTTTTTCAGACTTCCCTCTTTCGACGCAACTGCATCAATCAAGGCAATCACCTCGGCGCGGATTTCAGGGGCAAGTTCCTGCACTCTCTCATAGGCTACATCGTCAACAAGCCATCCTATGTAATAGTTGACCGAGTCGAGGACTTGCTGCTGCAAGGAGTGCAATTCTTCTGCATCAAAGTCGAATTGATGGCCGCAATGGGGGCAAGTAACGATATTGCCGCCATTGAGGGCTTTGAGCAATAGAGTTAAATCCATGTCGAATTGCTTGTTTAACTGGTCTGATAGGTTGCACTTGGTCAATGCCTGCCGCAAGTATTCCACGGAATGGCGCACTTGCTCATCGCTTGCGCTCTTGATGTCAACGAGGAATGTAGATGGATTTGCGCCCCATCCCATGAGTGTCGAATACTCGTACATGCGCCACTCTAACACCTTTGCAGGGTCTTCCTCGTCACGCTTGATGGCAGTCACACCGATAGAGTGTTCCATCGTGTGGCCGCATTCGGCATTCAGCTTGTACAGCTCCAAAACATCGTGACCGAGTGCAGTATTCTTAGCTATCTTGCCGGTCATGACGAGGTGATTGTCTATCTCCTGCCCACTGATAGGCACGCCTATCTGCTTGTGCACGTCGTGATCTAAAAACCACTTCATGCGTTTCAAACCCTCTTTTAATGTCTTCGTGAAACTGCCAGGCATGGAGATATCGCCTTGAGCGTCCTTGATGCCTAATCCGTTGACTGCAACAGTGACAATTCCCTCCTGCTCGTCAACATCCTTCGCCTTGATGTCGTACCACTTACTCTTGTACGTCATCGTCTTTTCTTGGTTGTTGGTCTTTCCCATCTTCCTGTTGTTGTTGGTTATTACTATTGTTGTTACTTAATATCATTGAGTTGAATACTCGATTAATCTGTGCAAGCTCATCGTCGGTCATCTGCCATTTGAGTTTGCTCGCAAGCGGCAATTCAGCCTCATCAATCATAGCCTCGCCAATCTGGGCACGCCAGTCATTGAGGGTGATTAGGCCTTTGTTGAATTGCTCACTGCAGCGGCTGTTGACTAACTTCTTCACTTCTTCTGCCTCTTTCAGTCCTACCTGCAGGCAATCGACATCGTTAAACTCGCAGTCAAGATAGTACTTGGTGCCACCATCTTCCATCTTCAGGAATACAGTGAAGTCTTTGCAGAAACGCTTTGCAAGCGGAATAACTACCGATGAATATACAGCCTTTTCCGCTGTGGCCTGATTGCTGAATGTGGACTGGTCTTTGCGAGGTACAAGCACGCTGGGGATGCCGTATGCGCCTGCTATGGCGATTGCGTCTGCAAGGGTCTCATCGAATGGCTGTAACTCAGTTATTGAGAGGTTTGTCCTCACAAATCCCAAGGGGAATGATGAAACGCCGAATGGGAATTGGTCATCGCCTACGCCATAGGTCTCTGTCATCTCCTTCAACATTTTTTTACGCTCTTGAGGTGTCAAAGCTATCGCGCCGGTCTTATCACTCATTTGCGAGACAATGAAACCCAATGCGCCACGCTTTAGGTATATGACATTACGCGCCTCATAAACCGCAATGAGGTTGCCTATGGGCTTGCGCAATGGGGCTAATCTGCTTACCGCTTTCAAGAAACCGTTAACGCCAGTATAGCTTGGCAGGCCGTCGCGGTCATGCCATACCTGCCACGACGGTATCATTTCATTTATGCCAGTGAAAGAGAGCTTATAGCAGTCAATAATATCATCTATCCCGGCGGTAGTGAAACCGAACAAAGGAATTGTCCTGCCTTTTGCCTTCTCTATTGTCACTTTGTCGCTGGGGAGGTTCCAATAAGTATCGCAATACTTCCATTTGAGCGCATCGGGAGTTAGGTGGTCACCCATCGCCGCACGCACAAAGGCATTGCCAGTGGCGAGCTTGTAAACGAAATGGTTGTATATGAACTCATACCACCCCATGAGGCAGTTTGGATTGTTCAAGATACCGTTGACTGGATGACTGAAACGCCACACAATACTATCGTCAGATGAACGTTTAACGACGTAGTTTGCACCTGCTATGCGACTTGCAAGAAAGTCAATAGGCCAATATACCTCGGGCACAGTCCTGAATAATTCGAGGAAATTGGCACTTGCATATTTCGGATGCAGTATGCCGTCAAGCTGCTCGTCCGTAATCTGGTATTTTGGTGATTGCTCAGGCGCATTAGTGACAGGCTTGGGCACTGTGACTTTCGCCTCATCGTCCTTGCGTCTCATCGAAACACCGAATATTTTTTGAATAAGATCCATTGCGCTGCTCTTTTGCGCAAATTTAAAAATATGGTTTCTCGGTTGTTGCTTTTTTTTGAAATCTCAAAAATGACAAAGGGGCGAAAATGCCCCTTAACTTCTTGATATTGTTTGCTTTGATTAGATTTTCAACAATTCATTAAATTTTCACCACATACGAAACAAAGCCACTCAACGCTACACTTGCCTCAATGTCGTAATCCTTATCGGTGTTGTAGTCGAGTAGATGAGTTATGAAGTTGGAGTAGTCGCCATTGTCATCGGTGGCACTCTCATTGAACTGCACGTTTGACTTAACAAAGTCGCTTGTTGCCGCTATACGCCGTTTTGGGTCATGCTCTTCATCGCACACCCTCACTGGCATGGTTACGGACTCCCTCAACTTACGCACGAACTGGTAATAAGCTTCGCCACACTCGACAATGCAGATGTCGCTCTTTCTTTTCTTGACGCACTTCAGTATCTCGTCGGTGGAGTCATTGATGTGATAAACCACGTCAATGACATGCCAATTGTCACCAACCTTGCACCCTTCGATGAGGCACACCCTGCCATTATAGTTTGGCAATAGATAGAGTACTTTGTTGGCGTACTCAAACTTGCCATCGGGATTGTAGAAGTTGACACCGCCTCGGGCGTAGATGTTACGGCGACGGCGGTTGCTGAATATCGTGTATTGCTCTTTCCAAATATCAGCTATGAGATAACGAAATGTGTCTGAAAGGTGGCCATGCTCTTCGTAAGTCTGATTTGTCACTTTGTTCTTTACTTTGGTTTTGAGGATGGCTCCGTTAGCGTCTTTCTGAACGCTAAGATAGTCATCAATGGAGTTACGGCACTCATCGCCGATTGTTATGCTCAATCCATCAACACCACCGTCAAAGATTGCGTTGATGAACTCACCCGTCAACGCCACGTTTGGGTTCTTATTACCAACGCAATCAACTACATCGATACCCTCGCACTCGAGAGTGTAGATGAACAAGTCAAGCCACGAGCGTTTCTCATCGTCAATGGTGTTGGCCGCCCTGGTACTTGCGTCACCGTGAAGATATAGTTTGTCAAAGTACTTCATATCCCTCAATCGGCTTGCAACGAGCTTTGCCGAACGCTTGACGGTGTTGTTAGGACTGTCGGCGCATATCTCGCCAATCTGCTTAACTTGCTGTAAATCATCCGTGCCTACATACTGCCACATAGATACGGAAATATATGGAAGTACGTTGTTATCGACGCTGATATGTATTGGGTAATTAGAGTCATATTGCACAGCTGCCGTGTGTTTGCCCACGTTGAACGATCCGAAAAACTCACTGCCAGTCCTGATTACTCCCCACTCACCAAGCGCATATATCTGATAATAGATTGGGTCTTTCAGTCTGTCTTTCTCATAGTCAGCGATGCACTGTTGGTCGAAGTAACCGAAATCACCATCAGGACTGCCGACTACCCAAAAGTTATTGAGGTAGGTGGATTGTATCAGTACAGTATCTGGAGCGTGGTCTATCATATCTCCAGTGCGAGGGTCGAGGAATGTCTTTGCAGAGTTCATCCGCAGTGACTTGATGGTTGTGTACTTCAATGGTATCTTATTGCCGTCGAGAGTCACTTCCATCGAAACGTCATGCCATTGCTCACTATCAAACCAGTCACGCTTTATCCAGTGCGTCTCTCTCACTGGGTTGAATGTCGCTACTATCTGTTGGCCCTCTTTACCTCTCAAACGCTTGCGGATTTGCTTGAAGTCAACCTCTTCGAACTCGCTCAACTCTTCAAGCTGCACTCGCTTGTAATTCGATATTCCCTTAATCTTTTCCTCATCGTCAAGTCCGGTGAAGTCAATCCTCGCTCCGTTGACGCACCGGATTGAGTTGCGGTTGAATTTGAAGTACTCCATCATTCCAAGCTGGCGACACGCTACACGGTAATCCTCATAGATGGACTTCTCAATCGTGCTGCCATACTTACGGAAGATTAGAGTGTTCTCGCCGTCATACAGTGCCATCATCAACATGACCTGAGCAGTCGAGTAGGACTTTGCGCTGGAACTGCCACCATACAACACAATGAAACGCACGGTAACATCCCGCAGGAACTTGAGTAACTGCCAGGCATTAGGGTTGAATTGCTTGTAGTTGTAATTGTGGACTTCTTCTAACATTTTGTAAGTACTCCTAATTTCACGGATTATAAGCAAAAGAGGTGGTAAAAGTTTCTATTCGTCACTTTTCATTATCTTGCTCAAATCCGAAATTCATTACTTTTTTAGTTGGGTCGTTGACATTCATATTAACCTCTTTGGGGGCCTCCCATGAGTTCATAGATGCAAGCAAACGCGCTGCATCCACTTTCCCGTTGAACTCGTAAGTCACCTCGCCACGCTTGTTCTTTATCTTCTTCAGGGCGTTCCTAATCCTCTTGGGCATCTGAGTAGGGTTCTTTGTCCTGACTTTGCCAGTCGCCTCATCGATAATATACAATTCGGCTGGATCTACTTGAATGATGTCCATTAGTACTTTCTCGACTATTTTACGTTCAACTTTTGACTCTTCGGCTCGCTGTGCCTCTATCTCTTTTATCCTTGTTGAAACCTTGTTGTTACTAAGCATTGCACTTGCGTTGCGCCAAACAGTCGCTTGTTTCATGTTTGTGCAGTCGTATGCGAGTCGGTAAGCCTCACTTGCTATTCCGATATCGACATAGTGCTGACAGAACAATTCCTGCTTTGGTGTCAGGCGTTGTTCTTTAGGCTTAGGTTGTTTGTCTTTCTTGTTCATAGTTGTGCGTATAGTTTAGGGGGTATTGTGTGCATAAAAAAGCGTTATTTATGTGCTGAAATTAACAAAAAACGTGTCAAAACAGCGTCAAAACGTTCCATTGTGCTTGTTTTTTGTGCTTTCACCCGATTTTTACATTATTTTTTATGCGTTTCCCGTTCCTACTCCCGATTTTAGAATGTCGTGGGCAGTCATCACAACCGCCCACGACTGAAATAGTATCACTCTCCAAAAATCAAGTCCAATCCTTCCTCCACGGTTTTGTACGGCAAAGATACATAATAAATGTCTTTCTGCAATGCTTGTGTTGAATTGTCATGGTCTCGCTTTGACTTCTCAAAACGCACTGCCACGCCGTTTCGCTGACTTACTTTGGCTGCAAATTCAGTAGTAATCATTCTTTCAGGATTTGCCACATTGATTACTTTGTATGTCAGTCCGCTGGAGTCTAACGAGTAAGCAAACATCAATCCTTGGACTGCATCGTCAATGTAGGTGAAGTGTCGCTCGTTCAAGCCCATGTTGTAGAGCTGCACGATGGGATGATTAATCAGGTACCAAAGTAGAGTTCCTTTGCGCGGCTCTGGGCCATAGACATTGTGAAGCCTCACACCGATTGCGTTGGGGTTGTATAGTTTGGCATACGCCTCGTTGAACTGCTTGGAGATGCCATACATTGAAGTAGTGTTGCCGTCGGCCGCTGTGGACGATGAGGCATATACCAGCCTGACGTTGTGCTCACGGCAGGCATCACACACCAAAATGAAAGTGTCAATATTGTCTTTGCGGATCTGCTCGATGTTGCTATTGAACACCGATGTTTGAGCTGCCAGGTGGAACACACACTCGATGTCGCTTTCTTTTTTCAGGATGTCAGGCAATGCGCTACACTCTGTGTCAGTCTTTCTGTCAATGCCGATTACATGCGCTCCCTTGCTCTTCAAAAAAGCTACGAGGGCCTTACCAATAAAACCTTCGCTGCCAGTTACAATGAATTTCTTTCCTTTGATATTCATAGTCCGAAGTTTTTAAACACGCCCGCAAACCAGTAGATTACAAGCGTGCCGATGTACATCACTATGCCGGGTATCAACTCGGCGATTACAAACTCTCTCTTTGTGTGAGCTTTCCTCTTACCTGCTACCAGTCCGAGGATAAAGCTTGCCGTCGGGAATATTATCAATATCACCGACGCGATAATAGCCATTACTCTCATGTCGTTTTTGTTTTTTATTGTTAGTTAATATCTCTTTCCGTGCATGTGAGGTCTCATGCTGTTGTATATCATTTTTAGCTCAATGTGCTTAATGAGGTCGAATTTGAGCCACTTTGCGGCACTGAAAATCCATGCAATTGCCTCACTCAATGCAAACTCTTTTCTAATAATCGTCGATTTTGTATCAGCTATTCTCTGTACGGCTCTTACTGCGATAAATGCCCAATCTGTAAATTCTTGTTTTTGAATATCTATTGGTACGAGTCGAATTATTGATAGCCCTGTAAGCCCCGCGAAGTCAAGCAGCCTGATTACTGTGTCGGCAAGTTCATCCTCTACGGTGTCTTTTACTTTATCTTCGAAAGTAATTTGAAATGCTACTTTATTCTCAATGTCAAAAAGAATGTCGATGTCGAAGTCAAGCGTGCAATGTCTGTCTTTACGGTCTGCCTCAACAGCTTCCATTAGTTCGCTGACAACGAGGCAGAGGTAGTGCTCGATGGAGTGGTATGTATCATGAAAACCAGCGGCAATCGCATGAGCTAAAGCCTCTTTACGCAGTTCGTTTAGATACATCGCTAAGTCTTTATCTTTCATTATTCTTCGTCTTTTGTTGTTACTATCTTCAATCCCGCTGGGTAGGCGGTGTCGAAACCGTCAAACACCTCAGGGAAGTACTCAAGTTTAAACTCATGCAGCCAACCGGCATCGTCAGCTACTAATATTTCGGCATCGTCGCCAAGTTCGTATTCCTCACGGAGTGAGCAAACGAGCTTTTCCAGTTTCAACAGCTTCACGGCACTCTTGTATTATTTGTTGTTGAGGTTGCGAATAGTATTTTCCATTTTCATGTTCCATGATTAGAACATAATAGTCATAGTAGCCGTCGTCGGTCGGACTGTGCCAGTAGCGCAGATATACTTTCGCATTACCGACTCGGCCGATGGTCTCAACGAAGTGGGGGGACTCACCAAATCGCTTGATGCAGTATTTTTCGAGGTTGCTGTTTCCTCGTATGATAGCATGAATGTAGTTTGCCATGTCAGTTGAAGTATTTGTTTTCGATGTAGTTTATTGCCTTGACTGCGGTGGGGTTGGCTTTAGGAAATGACAACCACCGCTCACACTTCTTTACAGCTGCAAGTACAGTGGAATGGTCACGATAGAATAACCTGCCTGTCTCTGTGCTGCTTTTTCCCATCTTACGGTAGATGATGTAGCACGCAACTGCTCTTGCATCGGTTACACCGTAACCCTTTCGTGATGATGATATAATATCTTCAGTGCTCACGTTGAAAAACAATGCGCACTCTGTGATGATTTGATTTGGTGTTGTCACACTATCTCACCCCCTCTCTGACGTTGGGTAAAGCTCCAACACTTTTGTATCTTCACGATTGCTTTATACTTACCGCCACGTTTGCCAGTAGCGGCACAGTAGTACCGAGTGCGGTTCTTGTTCTCATTCGGAACTATGTGCACGTTTGGGCAGTCCTTACATTGATTTGGTCTCATTTTGTCTTGTTTTTTGTTGTTTTGATAATGTTTTACATAATGCCTCGCAAAGGACACGCGCCATGTTGACCTCTACGGCGTTGCCGATAAATTTCTTTTGTTCTGCCTGAGTGCCGATGAGGGTGTAGTCCTCGGGAAAGCCCATAATGCGCTTGAGTTCCTTGATGCGGAGCATACGCATACGAATGTCGGCGATGCAGTAAAGGGCCATAAATTCTTTTATGCGCATCGTCATTGGGCTGTCGGTCTCGTACACCTCGATGGCAAGTCCCTCTTCTGTACTGACCAAGTAAGGCGGCATCTTATCCATGCGCGCAATTAGCGTGAAGCATGGCTTGTCGATGCTACCGCCTTTACAGGCGAATTGAGGGTTCATGAGATAGTGCCACTTCCTATTTGCAGTAATAACCTGTGACGGCTCGTCTATGGAACTGCCGACATTGCCAAAACTCGTGTTCATGATCCACGGCTTGACACTTACCAGGTTGTGCTTTGGGTTGGTTGTGACAGTTGGTGCCGGCTCATTCGTGCTTGCAGCAGTTCCATTGCCGTACTGCATTTCAAGGAAGTTGCTTGTAACAAGTCCGAGTCTGTCCTTTGTGGTGAGTGTTGGTGCTGGTGCGTCAATGGAAGTGTTGAACCCTTTGCCATAGTGTGCAGAAACAAATGCGTGATGGTCACGGCAAGTAACAGTTCCTGCCGGTTCATCAACACTGATGTTCTTTCCGCTTGGGGCTCCTCCATACTGTTTGGAGAGGAAATGTACCTTTGCCATGCCGAGGCGGTTCTGGCAAGCAACGGTTGGGCAAGGCTCGTCAATGCTCGGTGGCACATACTTTCCAGTCTTACCATTCACGCTGTTGTATTTCACAATGAATGCCTCTTTACCACCAGCAACAAACTTGATGAGCCCGGCATAAATGCGCTCCAAAGTTTTCTCAACGAGCGGCTTTTTTCGTGTGAAGATGCTCTCTCCCTCGTCGTTGAGGTTGAGTACCTCTCGCACTGGTTTCCACGGCTTAATATCATCTTTGAACAGTATATTCTCTTTTGGTATTACTTTAGCGTGGGTCGGCTCTGGAAAAACGATTGGCAGTCCTTTCTTCGCAAACTGCCCGAAGTATCGACGACGTGAAGTGTAAGCGCCATAGTCAGCTGCATTGAGAATTCGCCAGTCAAAGTCATATCCATAAGAGCAAACCTGCCTTACCCATTTAAGATAAGATTTGCCTTTGTCACGACTCACTGGGTGTCCATTCTCATCAAGTTCGCCCCATGACATGAACTCCTCTACATTCTCTATCTGTATGTAGTCAGGATTGATTGCGTCGATGTATCTGAATAGGTGCTCAGCAAGAGTCCTGCTGTCTGCATCGCGAGGCAGTCCACCTTTCGCCTTGCTGAAATTGGTACATTCCAGCGAAGCCCAAAGCACAACGCGTGTGCCTGGTCGTCGCATCGCATTCACATGGCGGACCAACGGAGTCAGCTCAAGCGTTCGGATGTCCTCCGTGAAGTGCAGTGCGTTGGGGTGATTGGCTGCATGGCTGGCAATCGCATTGGCATCGTGATTGACGCAGGCTATAACTTTAGCACACTTCCTACCATTGAGTGTCGCAAACTCTACTCCGGTCGAAGTGCCACCAGCTCCACAAAATAAGTCTATGTAAAGAAGGCTTAATTCTTTATCCATCTCTTAACGTTGTTAATCTGTTCCACTGGATAGTAAAAATTGACCTCACCACGCTGGATGCTGTCAATCTCACTGTTTATTCTCTCAATCTTTTTATCATGCGACTCCTGGGCATAACCAAACAAGTCATCTTGAACTGGCATGGCTCGCAGTCGCTTTATCTGTCTGAGTTTGCTCGATAGTAGGCTGTTCGCCTTTCTCTCGATTTCCTCACTCTCGCTCATGTACTCATCACGCCCTGCGAATAGCACAACTCTTCGATGAGGGTTGTGGACTTTGACGAGGGCGGCGAGGTATTCAAAGTACCACCGCCATCGGATGAGGTTTTCAAGTCTCATTTGACGGCGGTAGTAAACGACTTCCTCACCGACTCCATGATATTTGAGCATGGAGATGGTGATTTTCACCACATAGCACTTTGCGTCAAGTGGCAGGTCTGCTATTCTGATGCTTGTACTCATGATTTTTCTTTCTTCGCTCACGTTCTTTGTAGAGGTAAGGCAATGCCCATTTGCGGTTGAGTCTGCCTTCCTCAATCATGCGAATGGAGTTTGCGAGGTGTTTGTCTGTCATCGCTGTAATGCGGATGGGCTCCCAATCTGACATTATCCAATAGCCTCGTTCAATGGCATCTTCTGGATCGTCGAAACCACGCAATGCCAAAGCGTCCTCCATTCCAAACCAGTCCTGCTCTTCTGCCCAGCTCATATCTTACCTCCTTCCAATTCTTCTTCAAATACTAATCCGCCATTGAGGACGTGTTCGATGGTTGCAGGGTGCATTTTTAGTAATTGCTTTATCGTTGGTCTAACCCAATTCTTAACTTCTGAATAAAGTTCAGGAATGTATGGAGGTGGGTTGCGACTTGTTATATTGTGTACGGATGTACCTCCACATTTAGGGCATTTTAAGATGAATGGTGTTACGCCTTTTGCCTTGTATAATGTCACTGTAATAAAGCCACATTTGTCACAAGTATAGCCGTTGTATTCACCACGTCCGTCATACATTCGTGTGGGCTCGATTTCCGATACGAGTTTGTTATACTCTTTGATGATTTGTGCTTGTGTCATAATTTACCTCCTTCCTGATAGTGGTCAATAAATGCCATTTCCTCAAGCCAAACAAGCATATCTATCACAGCGTCACGCATTAAGTCTGAAACTTCGTGATGATGAAGCTCAAATGGTTTCACGTCACGCGACTTGTAACAGCATGAGTAATAATTTTTTCTGCCTTGAGTCCTTTTGGCCATCTCAAAGTCGTACTTCTTGCCACGATACTCGATACTTGCAGGAATGATTGCAAGCAGTCCATCAAGCGACAAGCGTTCAAGCATCTCTCTGAATGTCATTTCATCTCTCTTTTGAGTTGTTTATATTTTCGTCTGGAAAGTTCCTTTGCCTCCCTCATCGCAATCTCTTCCAACACGCTCTTTTGTTGAGCTGTGCTATTGGACGTTCTCAATTCGTTCTTACGTATCTTTTTTGGTTTGTTGCTCATAGTCTGTATTTTTTCGTTCCAATTATCTTCAACTTCTTTGATTTTGCTCCATAATGCGTTATGAACTTCCTCACTAAGCATATCGCCATCGGTGAAGTCGCATTCTATCTCCAGCTTGCCCCATTCATATTCTGTTATGATGAGGTGCATTTCTGTTATTCTTGTTTCTTGTGTCATAGTTTCTCAAATTCTGATTTATAATACTCGATTTTGCGTTTCAAATAGTCCATCACAAATGCCTTCAACTCACCTCTAAACGCATCGGTATTGAGGGCATATTTGTAATCTGCGTTGCAGCCACTTTCAACAAATCCACCTTGAATTGAGCTGAAACAGACATCGCAAAGATAGACAACTCCTTTGTCGAGGTCGTTGGCGATTTTCTTTAAATCTCTGATTTTTTTATCAAGTTTATTGCCTTTGTTTAGGCGGTCTAATTCTTCTAAAGTCATAGTTTCAATGTTAGCTGTTTAGTCCTTTCAAATTCCCACTTGAAACCGCTCGGCACGTTGGTGTCTTCCTTCCATTTGTCACACGGAGGATTATCGGCTGGAATGCGCTGAGAATAGTCAACACCCTCATACGTCATGCCTGATGGTGTGGTGTATATTTTGGCTGCTCTCAATGAGCAAACGACGGTTTCTTTATACTGGCCGTTCATGTGGTAGGCAAGATGATGGGTGCAATTATAGCAGCATCTACGATGGAATTTGTCAGGTTTCATTAATGAATAAGTTTTTTTAAAAAAGGCGGTCACAATAACTCGTTCTTACTAATACTTTGGTTAATAATAATTTTAGCAACCGCCTTTTAAGTTAAAATCCGTCCTCAAACTCGTGGACGCTATCTTCAAGTGTCTTTAAACTATCCTCTCTCAGACGATAGTAAAGATTGCGGTGCACCTCTCTCAAAGAGTCGAGGTTTAAGGTCTGTTCATTGTCGCTGGATGGTGTTGGTGAGTTTCTCGACACATACACCACTATCGACACACAAATGGCGAGTGCAAGCATGATAATCCAGTGGGCCAATCGATAGGCACGTTTATTTTTCATCCTTGCCTCCTTTCAGTTGCTTAATCAGTTCGTCGGCAATATTCACCGCTGTAATGCAATCAAGCGTTATCTCGTTATGGTTGTCGCTGGATATGATAGCACAAAGCGCATCTTTCGCAATCTCGTAGCGACGTTGCTCCCAGTTGACACAATCGCTGGTCAAATGGTCGGATATATTGTTACAAGCACGTTGAACTGCATAAGCGATGTCTTGCTCAAAAGGGTTCATACATCACCTCCTTTCATTGCTTGTGTGAAGGCATTAACTAAACTTTCTACTTCAACATCCGGTTGAGGGTAATCGCTCTCGGGAAGAAAAAGCAATGAACCATATTGGCTTGCGTGTGATTTAAGCCATTCACAAGCATCATTTAAGTCTATCATAATGCGTCCCTCGCATTGCGATGCAGGCTTGGGATTGTACTCTTCCGCATCATTCGTTTGTGCGGCTTTAAGCACTCTGTACGTTATTTCGTCAATCGGATGTGTTCTCGGATGACTCGATATGCCCCATGCTTTTGCGCATTCGGCAATGTCATCATAGGTGATGCCGGAACCACATGAGTTGGCTTCCCACAATCGTTTGAATTCTTCTTTCGTGTATATCATTACTTGCCTCCTTTCTTCACGTTGCCAGTCGATAATAACCACTCCATCATATCCACAACAGCATCAAGTAGATGCTTGTAACACTCAAACCCTTTGAGTGTAAAGTTGTGGTAATCGTCATAGCCGATATCATAGAAAATCTCGTCTTCCTCAGGGTCATGCCACTTGTGAATTACTAAATTGAACTCCTCACCATCACAGCCATTGAGCTTGACAGGCATTAATTCAAGCAATGCAACCACACTCCATGCAGGTGTGTTGCCGGTAGGAATTGCAAAATCAGCGGTGTGTCTGTCAATGCCAGCTTCAAGTAGTCGCTTGGACTGTCTTATTGTAGTTGACACTTTAATCATAATTTCTCGCTTTTGATTAACTCTATTCTGTCGATAGAGTGGTACTCACTCATTATCTCCGACTTTGCCTCACTCTCGCTTGTAGCGTCAACCCAAACATTTGAGCCGTCTGGATCTCCACATTGGTAAATTCTAAAATAATACCTTTTCATTACTTTCAGTTTTAATGGTTTGACTTATTGTTTATTGTACTATAAAGATAGTCATTATTGGCGGATTACGGGCAATGAAATAACCACCATTTTAGCACCTTAACATTTACTGACTTTTTGCTTTGCGCTTGAGCTCATAGTATTGCTCATTAGGCTTGAACTCTATATTGTGGCCGTTGCCTGCATCGTGGTGACGGTGGACTATCGCCCGCGCCTCGGCAAGGTTGATTTCAGTCATGGTGTCCATCATCTCATCACTCATCGCAGCGAAGTTCAGGCTGAAACGCTCATCTTTAACGCTGTCTATCATAGATACCAGACTGCCGAAGTGCTCAGAGAACTCACGAAGTAGGGTCAAGAAGTCAAGTTGCCCCTCTTGCACTTTGCCGTAAGTCTTTTTCAACTTATCCTCAAGCATGTCGCACGCCTCCCTGGAAAAGTCGGCCGCTGCGATACACAGCAACAGATATGCGATGCAGTCACGGCGGTCTCTAATATCTTCCTTGATCAACTCGTCACGCTCAAAGATTAACTCGTTCAAATCTCCAACCAGCTTGCGTGCCTCTTTGCTCTTACGCAGTCCTGAACGCTCATACACTTCAAGGTTTTTCCTAATCAACTCCAACTTGTTGTTGATATTCATTATCTCACGTTGCTTGACGCTTATTATTGCTTTGTCTTTTCCCATAGCCATTCATTATATTGTTTCTCCATGCTCTCACGCATGACACCGATTGCATTCTCTCTCCCTCGTAACGAGTCAATGTAATTGCCCATTTCCTCGATGCTGGTAGCGATATAGTAGCCCTTACTGGTGGCAATCAGTCGCTCAATAAGGGCATGGTTCCTGATGTGGTTTATTATCTTACGGACTCTCGCCTCCGAGATTTCGTAACCCTGATTTCTCAAAACCACAGTCATCTTTCTGTTAGTGATGGCGTTCTTTTCGCCAAATCTGATTTTGAGCCCTCGAATGACTAAAGGCAATAAAACGTTGCTCTCGTAGTCAGTCAATGGCTCTGTCTGCTTTTCAAATCCGTTTAACATTGTTGGTTGGTTTTTATTGGTTTGACTTAATAGGTGCCAATGAGTTGGCGGTTTTTCTCTGTTGCTGGAAGTAGTTTTTCACAGCTATATTTGTACTTCCCGATTTCAACATAATATAGACGGTCAATGGTGTCAAAATAGAGGAACTTGCAAGCTGTCCAGCGTAAAAATCGTGGCTTTGCAATCACCTCATCGCCTTGATTGATTTCAATGCCACCACGCTTGATGGTGGTCTCATCATGCAGATGGTCAAACACCTCTCCATCAAACTCGATTTCGGTCTCATTCTCATCATCGTCAGTGTAGATGCAAGTCTCCACGGTCACATCATCGAGTTTGTCAAATTCCCAGTGTCCGCAGTATTCAGTTCCGAATGCGTGGTCAAAACTATCATCCACATACTCGAAGTATGCCTCAACCTCGCCGCTGATATAATACTTGCCATCCTTGCTCTCAAACTCGAAGTAGTCTTTGCAACGTCCATCCTCGTCGCACTCGCCATTTTCGGCGATGATGTCGCAAAGATAGTCATACAACTCTTTGTAAATCTCTACTGGAATGGTGGTGGTCGCTGTAGTTTTCATAACTCTTTCAATTTTATTGGTTTGACTTATTTAATTATCTACTATAAAGTTAGCGTATAATTACGAGGTTTGCAAGCGTTTGCCCCCACCATTTTAACACCTTAACTCTTGATAACGATTAGAATGGGTCAGTATCGTTGGGCTTTTGAGACTCAACCATATCTTTGATTTGTTTTTCCAATTGGTCAATCTTTTCCTCGGTGGCACTGATTTTTGTATTAAATTTCTCTACAATCTCATCACTGCCATTGAAAAATAGGTTGCTTGATTGGCTGTCAATGTAGTTTTTTAGTCTATTCCTGTACCTTGTAAGCAAAGATTTCGCTCCAATCAACTTACTAAGTGGCTTGCCAAATCCTAATTCAAGTCCAGTTTTCTTGTCATAGAAGCAAATATACTGCTGGACGTTATTCCTCGGGTATAGGCAAATCAGCTTGGCAAGCCTCCAACGCAATACCCACATATAACGCTCGTATTGATGCCGTGGCATATCATATAGGAAAACACGCTTAGTCCACTGTGAGCCATGCGACAGTATACATACCGCACCATCTTCCTTTTCTGGGATGTCAATGTAATAACTCACACTTACCCACTTTTCAACACCAATCGCTTTTTCGACAACTGCGTAGGCTTTGGCTTGGAGCATCCATTCACTGAATATCGGTTCTTTTGCCATGATTAAGAAAAATGTACCGCCACGTTTAGGCGGCGGTACAGGTATTAATATTAAACTAATTCGTCAAATAGTCCAGGTTGACGAGGGTGGAGTGCCTCAAGTTCTTCCCTGAAAAACTCCTCCTTCGTCCGCCCTCTCTTCTTGCCCTTTCGGGTGTGAACGTCAAAGGTATATTCTGGCACTGGCAGTGGTTCGGCTCTCACGTTCTCAATCCAATACTCCACATCCACATCCTTGCGGTCATAGATGAAATTTTGAAGATGATCCGCATCACGGCACTTACGACAGTCACACAGCAGCAGCACGGCCTTGCTCACAAAAATGCGTCCTTTGGGCTCTTTGGCCGTCTTGTTGACCAACTCGTGCCCTTGCCACAATGCCTCAATCTCGGCTGTTATCAAGCCGTAGCAGTCCTCGGCACTGATGGTAAATAACCGTTTCCACACATAGTCACGATATCCGCTTGACCACAATTCAAGTGCAAAGAAACCAGCGACTCGCACATCTGCACGGCGGATTGCCTTCTGCATGGCAGATGAGCACTCAAAGAAATCATATCCGTTAATAGTCCTCAGTATCATAGCTTGTAGTCTTTTAACATATAAAGTTAGGCATTTTATTCTGATTACAGGCAACAGGATTGCCACCATTTCAACGCCTTAACTCTTTGTAACGTTAGTATTTGAATTTGCAAGTAATGTTATACTGGACCATTGAACGTGTCTTATCTTTGCCGTTGTTGGTCGCTCCCTTGAGTTGGATGCTGTCACCGAAATGTTTTTTAATGAACAATATCGAACGACGCTCTTCCTCCTGGTTACGGAACGCCGCCAAACCACCGGCGTTGACAAAAGTCCCCTTCTGGGAAAAGTTGTAACGCAAGTCAGTCAATATGCGACGCTCTTTGTACTTCATATAGCAGCTTATCCAAAAATCCTCCTTGAGCTTGATTTCGTCATTCCACCACACGTTTTTATTGTAGCGGACTCCGTAGGCACAACCAGTTATCATCTTGCTCAATGAGTAATAGCCGCTCTCATCGTACATCACTGGACTAATACGGCTGGTGAAACCAAACAGATGCACGTCTAACATGCACGCCAGTTCATATAGACTCTCAATGATATGAGTTATCTTCTTAGGGTCTCGGATAACTCCACTCTCGCCACGTTCGGCGTTGAGGTTCTTGACTACGTGAACATCATCGTCGAGCATAAACAAATCTCCAAAGTGCTTTGCCATCCAATTGCGTTTAGGTATCAGTCCTATCACGCTATCGGGATGGGTGACTATCTCACATTCGGGATTATGCTCTTTGTACAAATCGGCCTGGCTCTCCGCCACGCAGATTATCGGGTCAACGACAAGTCGCTTGGACATAACCCTGTCGTGACGCTTATGGCTTGGGATTACTATTCTCAAGGGCATTTCTCACGTCTTTTATGTCAACTACATTCGACTTGCTCACTTTGCCGGTCTTATATGACCTCATGCGCTGCATCCCCAGCCGCTCTCGTAGCCAATTACTATCTACTTCATTTGCAGACTGGATTATGAACAGCTCATATTTCTCGTCATATTTGGGGATTAGAGGGTAGAGTGCCGTGTCATCGGTGATGGCATCGAAACGCTCTTTAAATTCGTCCTTCTTCTTTTCAGGAGCAAATTCATAGCCCCAATCCTGCAACTCGTTTCTGTCCCACTCATTTTCTATGATGTCCACGTCGTTTTCGCCAAAGCTCACATTGTCTTTAGCGGCATATTCTCGCAGTTTCTTTGGCTTGGTCTTCTCACTAAGCACCTTGCATGGCAATTCGGTAAACATTCCGAGTTCCCTGCAGGCTCTCAGTCGGAGATTGCCACAAACGACGATATATTTGCCGTCCATGTATGGAAACACTATGAGCTCCCTCAATTCAAGCATCTCAGGGCATTCCTCAATGCTCCTTTTCATCGCCTCGTAGCGGTTGTCTCGGACAAACCGTGGATTTCTTGGAAGTCCTTTCAACTGGCCCTTGTTGTAGTCCAGTTGTGATATTGGTATGTTCTTTGTCATTGTTGTTTATCATCATCACTTAAATCATCATCACTTAACAACTCGACATCGCCACTACTTGAGGTCTCTATCGATAATCTGCCTGATGCCCCCCTCTATATCTTTGCAGCCTATATGTTGCAGGTACTCTATCAGTCGGACTATCTGCTCACACGCCAGCTCTTCACGCAGAGTGTAATTGTCAAGGCGTGACGGCTGGTATGGGTTCTTTCGATAGTCCATCTGCGCCTGATGCAACTTTCGCCACTTGACACTGGCGAGGCATAATGGCACCATCGCTGAACTCTCCTCACGGTAATCGCCTCGTGCGATTGCCTGGCCATGAGCTTTCATGGCATATATATTTAACTTTATCATCGCATCGTCGTGACTATGTTTTGGGTTGTTATTAATTATTTCTCTCGCTTTACTGATATGCAAGAGTTAGGAGGTGGTCTGTATGGGTTCATTGTCATTTTAGAAATCGAAAAGTGTAGGTTGTTTTGCAGTAAGTTCTGCCTTGCGGATGTTCTTTACTGCCACGTCGAAATAACTGTCTTTTAACTCACAGCCAATGCCACGGCGGTCTGCTTTCACAGCCTCGTAGATTTCGCTGCCAATTCCGAGGAATGGGGTAAACACAATCTCGCCTGGATTGCTCCAAAGGTGGACGCATCTCTCAATTACCCCAAGCTGGAGAGGGCAGATGTGTTTCTCATCACCCATCTCTGTGCCCTCGTTGGCTGTCAGCACGTCGGTGCGTCGTATATCCATCCACACAGGACTTGCCCAACGTTGCCAGGTCTCAAGCGGAAAGTTCTGTTTGTCAAGTGCCACGATTGGCTCCCAGTCTTTTTCGTCGCCCTCCCACTTTTTGAAGATTGTCATGTACTCAGCCATACCGATGCCTGTCTTACTACTGTCACTTGTAACTTGCTTGTAAAGCAGTCGCTGGGTTTTGGTGCGTTGCATTTCAAGGACTGGATCTGTCCAGATTGTTATTTTTGAATGGAGTTTAAAACCTGCTTCCTCGACGTGCCGAGTATGCTCTCCAGTGAAGTCATACATGCCAGTGTAGCCCGACGAGTTCTTGTAAACTCCTAAGTCCTTAGTGTGACAGCACATCAACCTACCAGGCTTTAAAATGCGATACAACTCTTTAAGCAGGAAGGCATATTGCCGAAAAAAGTCCTCGTGTGTCTCATTGTTACCCATATCGTGGATGTAGTTTGAATAGGTAAACAAGGAGCTGAAGGGGGGGGAAAAAATAATCAAGTCCACGCTGTTGTCAGGGACTCTCTTAATCTCTATCGTGGTGTCCCCTTTCATCAAGAAAACTTTATCGTCTCTATACTCACGATAGTCGTAGTCGTTCAATAGGCCATATTTACGCTCATTGATGTTGGCGTTTATCTCATGTTGCATTTCCTCAAATGCCTTCTGTTTCTTCAAAATGATGTCTCTTGTGTTGCTCATTGTGTCGGTGATTACTAAGTGAATGTTGACATCACCCTTGCGCCCGAAGCGGTAAGAGCGGCGTACCTGCTGGTAGAAGTCCTCAAAAGAAAAATCAGGAGCTGCGAATATCTGAGTTCCGCATGACTGGAAATTCATGCCGTAACCGCAAATCTTTGCCTTGCTGATTAATATTCTTATTTTGCCGTCGGCAAAGTCCAGTAGTGATTTCTCTTTATGGCTGTCACTGTCATTGCCTTTGACCTCGACTGCCTCAGGCAATAGTTTCCTCAACTCCTCGCCCTCTTTGTTTTGTTTCACCCAAATGAGGACTTGTCCCTCAGTCTCTCGGGCAAGCTTGGCGACGAGCTCCAGTCGTTGGCTCATGGTCTTGCGTAACTCGGAATTGAAGTTTGTGGCGTTGACTATGCCACTGGCAAACAACTGACCATCTTGCGGTGCTACTTCGACGGCGTGCTCATAGTAGTTGAGTTTTGGCAGCTTGAACAGCTTGCCCGTCTCCACAAAACCGATATCGGCTGGGTTTTCAAACATGATTGCCCAACTCGCTATCCATCCGTAAAAGTCAGCTTTGGCATGTCCTTTCAGGCGATAGTTGTTCATGCCTTCATCACGCACAAACCACTTGGAACGCATATCCTGAGCGTCCAACACGTCAAGGAACTCACTATGGTTTCCTATCTCGTTGAGGTCGTTAGGTGATGGTGTGGCACTACAGCATAGCTTGTAGGGAGTGTGCTTGAAACGCTCAGTCAATAACCGCCTATAGTGGCCAGTGAAATTTTTGAGAATGGAACTTTCATCGAGGACTATGCCCACGAAAAGGTCAATGTCTATGTTCTCTATCTGCTCATAGTTGGTAATGACAATCTTACTACCAATCGTCATATCTCGGTACAATTGAACAGAGTAACCAAAGCGACACCCTTCGGCAATCGTCTGGCGACTGACTGATAATGGGGCAAGGATGAGTACTGGACGTTCCTCGTGATCTGCGACTTTTTGTGCCCATTCAAGCTGCATGAGTGTTTTGCCGTTTCCACAACCAGCGAAGATTGCGCCCTTACCATTCTTCAACATCTTACGAACGCAAAATCTTTGAAAGTCAAAAAGCTTTGGGTTTAGGTCGCATTCTTGTACGTCAAAACCACTCTTTTTGACGGTTATCTTCTTTGTCTCAAGAAATTCTAAGTATTCCATATTGGTACATTAATAAGAGTACCGACTATCAAGCCGGTACTCAATTTGTGATGATGTGGATTGATTACTTCTTGTGACCGTCAGTGGTATAACCCAGCTCGTCAAGTTGTTTGACTATCTTGCTGGTCTTTTTCTCAAGGTCAGTGTTGAACTTATCCATGATTTCGGCAAGTTCAGTAGGATGCCACTGGTTTGCAACGACAAACTGCCCAGAGCATCCTCCAAGGTCATCAACACGATTGAGATTGCAACGCAACCACTCACGCAAGATTTTGTTCCTCTCATCGGGATGACTCACAACATATTCGTAATATTCCTCTAATGGCAACCTGTGCGACTTTTTCATCACGTCACGCCTGTACTCCCAACTGGTAGATGCAAGCAGGTACATGAAAACCGCATCGTTTTCCTCTTCGGTGAGGTCATCGTTGCTTATTTCGCTGTTGCTGAATGAGAATAGTCCAGCCACTTCAAGGTCACGTTTATCACGACACTTTGAGCATATATCCTTATATTTTTGTGTAAGTTTTGCAACGGTGGCGCCCTCTTGAATGGTGGCATTGTCAACGCCTTCCATATTTTTCTTGAACTCGTAATATAGATTTTCAACTTCTATTGAGTTGTACCACGACTTGATGCAAAGACAGTGATATACTTCATGATTTGCGAGTTTTTCTTGTAACCGCTCATCATCTTCATCGTAGCTGCTGTATCTCTCAAATACATCTTCACATTTGAAAACCTCATAGCCTTTTGACTTACATAGTTCAAGGAACTTATCGACGGTGGCTCTGTCATTGCAGTAACTTGAGATGTCGCTCACCAGTGCAATTTTGCCTTGCTCCATCGACTCGCCTATCTTGACTATACTGTCAGCGTGAACGTCAATAAGGCTCATCATGTAGGCAAATTTCTTTTCCTGGAATTTTGCCTTGTTGGTGCATTTGGCCGTGGACTTTTCCGCTTTCATCTCGTAGAATAAGCATCCAGCGTTGATGTTGTTGAATTGACACTGACTGCATTTAACTCCACAACCACCGTCAAAATCAACTCGGTCATCTTGATACCACGGCGAATTTCCTATGAACTGGAAAACCTCATTGCAATATCTCACGGCATTCTCTTTGCCGATTTTATCCCACGTTGAATAACGTTCCTGGAATTTGCGCTGGTCATCTTCCTCAAGTTTGCTTATCATCAAGCCGGCACTGATTGCCATACTGCCATCCTTGACCCTTAAAAGTAGCTCGGGAATTAGGCTGTTTAACTTGATACGTTCAGCAACAAAGCGATTGGATTTACCAAACCGCATAGCTATTTCTTCAACGGTGGAGCCACGATTTTTAAGCTGCTCAAAAGCGAAAGCCTCTTCAATCGGATCAACGTCTTGACGCTGTAGATTTTCGGTAATCATAGCGTCGAAAGCCTCTTCATCGGTGAGGTTCCTCACGATGCAGGTTACATGATAATCATCGTTACCTCCAGCGTTGATTAATAAAGCACGATAGCGACGCTCACCACACACAATCTCATAGCCTCCTTCGGCGAATGGGTCTGGGTCAGTGTTCTTGACTGGTCGCACGGTAATAGGCTGCAACAACCCCTGATGCTTGATGCTGTCAGCAAGCTCTTGCAGCTCAACCTCGTCGAATGTTTTGCGAGGGTTCATGGGCGATGGTTTTATCTGCCCGATTGGAATTTGCTGTACTTCCATAAATAAAAAAATAATTGGTTTGACTTATGTAAACTTTTAGTTGTTTAATACCGTAAAGTTAGTAATAATTTACGAGATTAAAAAACGAAAAGGTCGCCATTTTTACACCATTTTTTCATGCGTATCTGTAGGAATTCCTTTCGCTCGCACTCTCGTAACAGTTTCATTTGCTCTTCATCAACTTCCACTGGACTCTCTCCGTTTAGAGTCGTATAGTGTGGAATGTTGAACTTTCTCCGAATGGCCTCAATCGCCTCAGGTGTGGCTCTTTTTTTCCAATATACTACGCACTTAGTTTTCATTTCCTGAATGTGGCTCCTGCCATCTCTACAAAATTGAACATCTCTTTAGTGCGGTCATAGACGCGCATTCCATACATCTGCCCGACCTGCTTTGGTGAGAGGTTGGATGTTACATGGGTAAATGCCACATCGCGCCTCTCATAGCGTGCAAGTAGGACATATTCCATGACATTGACCATAGTGCCGTAATAACTCAAAGGTTGAGGCTCTACACCCAAATCATCAAATGCCTGACGGTTGCTGTCAATGTAGTCTTGAACTCCCATGTAATTATTTTCCATGAAGTCCCTGCACACGTCACCCACAGGCGTAATCCTGAATGAGTATCGGTATCCATCGATGTTTATTGGCCGCACGTCATTGCAAAATGCACGGACAATCTTCAACATGGTTGTTTTGCCGGTGCCAATGTTACCCCACAGCCATAGGCCTTTGTGTGGGTTGAGCTGGGCTGGGAGCATGACACACCAGTTGAAGAGTGCGTTGAGCGTGGGTCTCAATTCATTGGTGACAGTAAACTCAGGGCATATTTCTTTTGCCTTGCGCATAAACTGCCACTTCAGATTGTTAACCACTCGGGGGTTCGATAAGTCCACAGTCAGGCTCGACTGACGTTGTTGTTCGCTTATCGCTTTGTCTATTAGTCCTGCGTTTATTCTCATTGATTTTGTCAAATATCCATTTGTTTGCAAAACTATCCCAGTTGCGTATCTTTACGCCGTGAGTGTTTCGCCATCCTAAACCGTCGTAGTGATAAAAGAAAATTTTTGCCTCATCTTGCCAAGTTGGTAGTTGCGCTGCTGACTGCCTGAAAAACGCCTCAACTTCTTTTAGTGAAGGAGGCACAAAATCATCAGTCTTAATTTTGGCAGCTTTTGGAGGTGGAAAAAGAAAACCGTCAGGTTTTTCTTTTCTTTTATCTTTCTTTTCTTTTATATCTTTATCTTCTCTTATCTTATCTTTAGGGTTTTTTTGGGTTTTTGAAAAAACCACTTGGGTTTTTTGGGTTTCTTCTAAAACCGACTGGGTTATTTTGGGTTTTTCTGGGTTTTCCGAAAAACCCACTGGGTTATTTTGGGTTTTAGGTCGCCCTCCCTTTATCCCATTAGCCCTATTGCGCTCGCATATCTCTTCATATTTGCGATTGGCTGTTGATAAGACGCTTTTGAACTGAATAAAGACAACTCTAACTATTTGGTCGCTCAGGTATGGTTCAACATCGTCGCCTAACTGGTATGCCTTTAACGCTCTGAACAATTTGCCTACTTGCTCATCATCCATAGCATCTATGACTTCCAGCTGGTCAAGATATAACATTAAAGCTTTCTTTGCCATTACCTAAAAATTGCATATTGCTCTAAAACTCGTTCAATATGTGGCCGTGGGTCAATGTGAAGATAAGAACAAACAACAGTCACAAATTCAAAAATGCCGTGGCATACGCAATATTTGCTGCCGTAAGTTTCGACAAGCGACTGCCAGGTACGTTGGTTTTCGCTCTGATTTCCTGCGCTGCTGCCTTTGCGCTTCGGGACTTTCATCTCGATACATAAGCTTGCCTTGCCACCATGAGGGAAAAGCAATATCAAATCAGCGACACCGCTCACAGCTCCCTCATACTTCATCATCGCTCCAGTGCGAGGGTCACGTTTGCCACCATTCGGCACTGCAAACAACAGATCCGCAACGTGTGGGAACGTCATGCGAAACCAACACACACAAGTATGCTGTATCTTGCTTTCGCTGTAGCTGCGCTCTAATTTCAATATCTCATCTTTTGTCATTGGTCTTGTGATTTATTGTTGCACTTGTTAAGCAATCTCACTATCTCACGGCAATCACTCTCGCAATCAGAAGTAAATTGCCACAACGTCACCCATTTATTACCGAATAGCGTTGGCTGGTAATGTTGTATATATACCTTTTCGTGAGATTTGATTACTCGAAAGTGTCTCATAGACGGTCACTAAACAAGTTCATTGTGATGCTTACTATGTCCTCATCTATCTGAGTGGTGGTGCCAGTGACTTCATTCGCTATATCTTTCTTGGTCTGTATGACACGGTACATATATCGGTCAATGGTCTTATTGCCCAAAAAATAATAGCAGTTCACGTTGTTCTTCTGGCCGTTGCGGTGCGCTCTGTCTTCAGCTTGCTCGCAGTCACTGTACGTCCAGGGGAACTCAATGAACGCAACTCGGCTCGCAGCGGTCAAAGTCAAACCAGTACCGCCACTCTTATAGTTGAGGATTATCAACTTGCAGTCAGGGTCATTCTGAAACTTATCTACTGCTCTCTGCTTTTCTCTCACGTTGTCGCTGCCAGTGACGGTAACGGCATCAGGGAATTGCTCTTTGAGGGCGTCAACAACATCTTTGAGGTAGGCGAAAAGAATTAACTTCTCACCACCGTCAATGACATCGTGAACGAACTCCGTTACGGCTTTAATCTTGCCTCTCGCAGCTACTTGTTTCAAAATGCCCATTTGCACCATAATCTGACCACGCATGGCACGCTGTATCTTGTCATCATTGGCGTTCTTGTACTGCCTGAGATAACTTATCACGTCACGCTCTGCATCGTCATACTCACGGCGATTGGTGATGTCACACTCGATATACTGACGGCTTTTGTCAGGGAGTTGTGTAAGTACCGCCTTTTTCTCTCTACGGAAAAAGCAGCAATTCCACAACCGCCAATTAAGCTCTTTCATATTGCTCGACTGCTTTGGTCCATCACAGTACCTCGCCACAAATTTCCTATATCCACCAAAATCCTCCAATCTATCTAAAATCTTCAGCTGCTGGATGAGGTCTGTGTTATTGTTGACTACTGGTGTGCCTGTCAACTCAAATACCCACTTCTTACCTCTACAAATACCCTCTACGAATTTGCTCTGCTGTGTCTTTGAGGATTTGCATTTGTGGCTCTCGTCGATGATTACAGACTTGAATAGCTTAATGCGCTCATCAAAGACGATATGGCGCAAGGTGAGTTTGTTGTGTTCTTTTATGTCAACTACAAAGAACTTTTTAAGGCTCTCATAGTTAGTAATGAACACATCACATAGAGGTTCACCATCACCCCTGCGCATATCGAGGAAACATTGCCAGTTGTCACGGTTGCTGTCATCGAGTATGATAGCGTTTTTACCAGCGAATTTCTTGAACTCACGCTGCCAGTTGATTTTAAGACTGGCAGGGCATATTATAAGCGTTGGGGACGAGTCTCCATAAGTTTCTGCCTCTTTGTGAGCTTTGACGACGGCGCAGATGGCTTGCAGCGTCTTTCCGAGTCCTGGCTGATCGCCAAAGATACATCGCTTGTGTTGCAAAGCATACTGCACACCCTCTAACTGGTACTTGTATGGGTCAAGTAGCATATAGTGGTCGCCATCTATGCCGGTCAAAGTGGGTAATTCATAGGTGATGTCCTTTTCGTCGTTGCGCGTCTTAACATCGCTGCAATAGTGGCATTTCACCGCCCATTGTGCGAGAGCAAAGACATACCAGCGTGCATCACGTCCAGGGGGATATGATAGGTGTGACTTCTGTACTATCCACGCCTTATCGGTTGCGTCCCATCGTGGCTTGCTCGGAATGCGCTTGACGACATCAATCATTTTGGGATTGTAGTCAAACTGGAGTCTGAATGTGTTTGGTGTCTCTGTTACGAATATTGGCCTCATGCTGGTACTGCATCATCAACTGGCACCTCTACCGTCACATCGACATTAGCGAATGGGTCATCAGGATTGCCGTCGAAGTTGATTTCAGTGTGGACTACTTGCCACTTTTTATCTTTAACATAGGCTTTTGCCTCAAAGAGAAAAGCATCAACGGCGTCCCTCAGATCGTCACAACGCTCATAGGTTTCTATCTCATGGTCAAAACCAGTGAGTGGACTGCAAAGGCTCAGTACTTTGCTTGTAGAGAGTGTGCGTTTGCCAACTATCATGCACTGGCTGCACTCCTCTTCGCCTTTGATGGAAACGCCAGTCACTGAAATGCGATGCAACAAGTCCTCGTTCTCTTCGCTATCTAAGTGGTCCCAATCAATCATCGGGACTTCTCGTTGCTCTGTGAGCTCCGCAAAGAATGGAATTAGGGCGTTCAGTCGCTCTTTGAGGTCATTGTGTACTGGGTTCTTACCCTTCATGGTGACATCATTGCCATCATCGTCAACAAAGGAGACCTCCAATGAGCCTCCTTTGGTCAATCTTGCTTTTGTAATTTTCATAGCTATCTGTATCTATAATGATTAATAAACTCTTGGTAATGCCTATCGGCCGGCAATGGGAGTACTATTCCCCATTCAGCAGCGGCATCGGCTTGCACTTTGTCCATGAAGTTCGACATCTGCACTGTATTGAGTCCACTGGTGCCACCAACTACACTGAAACGCTTATTACCAATTGCGGTCTCACGCAAAAGGAACTTGCTGCAATAGTAGTCGTGCCAGTCCTTTTTCTCGGTTCCAGTATGCTCTTCCATGCACTTAAACCACATCCACATGAGAGCGTTTTGTGATACTGTGCGAGGCTCAGTCTTACGTTTGATGCTTACGACATAGACACCGTTACGCAAAAGTGAGCACAGATAATCGAAAGATTTATCCATGCTCACTTTGCCGTCTAACTTAGTGAGTGTGGTTGACGTTTCCATCAGTTTGAGAAAGGGAGGTCATCAACTCCAAGTGGAGCGTTTTGCGCTTGCTGTTGAGGCTGTGGCTGCTGCACTTGTGGTTGTGGTGCGGGCTGTGGCTGTGGTGCGTATGCCTGCGGTTGTGGTTGAGGTTGGTAGGTAGGCATTGGCGTGGGGGCTGGCATCGGTGCAGGTTGTGGTGCAGGCTGATATTGTGGCTGCTGGTACTGCGGCTGATATGCTTGCTGCTGGTATGGCTGTTGGTACTGCTGTGGCTGCTGGTACTGCTGTGCCTGTGGTGCAGGTGCCTCGTTTCTCTGACCACCTCCTAACATCTCAAAGTAGTCGCATATTACCTCTGTGACATACTTTTTGATGCCGTTGCTCTCATAGTCGCGAGTTCTTAGCTTGCCCTCGATGTAGAGGCGACTCCCCTTGTTGATGTATCGCTCTGCAACCTCGGCATTCCGCTTGAACATGACTATGTTGTGCCATTCGGTGCGTTCAGGTACTTGGGTGCCATCTTGCTTAGTGTAAGCTTTGTCGGTAGTTGCTAAACTGAACGTTACAACCTTGACTCCGTTGCTATTTCTCACTTCGGGCTGCTTGCCCACATTCCCTAAAAGGAGGACTTTATTTACGCTCATTGTCTTTTAATTTAAGAGTGAAACTTCCAGCACGAAAACCCTCACTTGAATATTGGTGGTAAAGGTCTGGGTGCTCTTCTTTGAATTTCTTTGTATTGAATGTGATAGGGAAACTGTCAGCTCCGATGGTGGCTTTGAATGTAGCACACTCAAATGACTTGATGCCGTTGGCTTTCATCGCTGCTTTCAGTTGTGTTTTGAACTTGTCCATGAGGGTTTTGAGTTCCTTCTCTTGACGCAATAGGTCTGTGATTTTATTGATTACTTGGACTCCTACGACTTGTTTCTGCTCTTCTAATTCTGCAAGTGCTTTTGTCGCAGGAGTGGTCAATGTCAACCAAAGTTCACTGCTCGCTGTCCATGTGTACTTCCAACCGTGGGGCGGTGGCATGGTGTAGTCACGCCACTCGGCTTTGGTGTTCTCAAGCAACGCTCTAACAAGTGCATCAGGTTGACGCTTGATTTCCCAAAACTCTCCTGCGTCCTTTCTTAACCAGTTGCACGCAAGTCCCTCGACTTTCAATCCAGTTTGGGCTTCAAATAAGACCGCATATATTGATAACTGCCATGAGAGGTATTGCTTTAAGCCCTCAGCACCGCCAGGGTAATAATCGAGGTTGTTGGTTTTTGTGTCAATAAGCCAAATACCCTGTGTGGAAATCTTGCGCCAGACGTTATCAATATTACTGGCATATTGTTTTCCATCGCTTACAGTGTACTCATTGGCGATAGGCTCGAAGCCCTCACGATGTTTGATGTAGGTTTCAAGTTCCTGCGACACATCAAAAGGACCGCAGATTATTGGGCCATAGTCCTTGGTTTTGAATGAAACTTCGGGGAAAGCTGTCACTTTGATGCCGTACTTGTCGTAAGTCTCAATGGAATTGTGGACAGATGTCCCATAGTGACCTGCACGAGGTATGGCAACTTGTTTGGCAAACTCATTCGCTCCATGATAAACACCGAGTTGAAGTATCGCATGGATTAGTCCAGTGATACCGCTCAAGCGTTTACCCTCCAGCCAGTAGCCGTGAGGATTTTCCTCAAAGACTACTGGCGATTGGGGTAATACTAACTTGCTCATCCCTGCAACTCGTTAGCTTTTTTGATGCAGGCGTTATAGAACTCGGTGCCTTTGACACACAGAGCTGGGATTTCCTTTTGGTATTTTTCCCAAATCTCAGTGTACTCGGAATTGGTGGTGCACGCCTCAATTTCGGCGATTGCTTTCTTGAGTTGCGCTCCAGTGAACGCCACTCCGGAAGTCTTACGGCTCTTTGACGCGCCTCTGTCTGTCACGTCAGCCTCATTGCCACAAGCGGCATTTGCATCGTCGTCACTGTCAGCGACAATTCCGAGGATGGCGCAATAGCTGTAACGCTTGAGGTAGGTGATTGCAGATCCGAGTGCCTGGTAATCGGCAGGGGTGCCAATTCCAACTTCACTCCTAAACCATTGCCCGCTCTTGTGAGTGAGTAGGGTGATGAGGGTGCCACTACTAATTATCTGTGTAACGGCAAGGTCATTCTCCTTCAGTGTGGGAGCGGCAGCTTTGACGCAGGTCGAGAGGTCTGCATACTTGAACTTGTACTCGCCACCTTGACGAGTCTTCACTTTTACTTCTTTGCTTAACTCAGGCTGTTTCAATGTACCCTGAAAAGCAGATAGTGCAGCGGAAATCTCATTGATTTCGGCACTCATGAATGTAACTGGGTTTTGTTCCATGTCAATTCAGTTTAAATGGTTTGACTTATAGTTATTTAATTCAATGCAAATTTAATCATTGTTAGCAAGTTACAGGCAATAAATTGAACGCCATTTTAGCGCCTTAACTCTTACTAACGTTTTGCGAAATGCTCTTTGCAACGCTCTGTCATTTCCACTACTGCGTCCCTGAATTTGTCGAGGTCGCGGGCATGGATGAAAATACGCTGGCGTTTGCCTTTACCGCCTTTTGTCGGACATTCAACAATCTGCAGGTATGGGTCGCCTTGGACATCTTCACGTGCGTCAAAATGATAACAGCGAGTGCCGGCAAAGACTGATTTTGAAGTGATCGGCTCTTCCATTGTGATGATGATTTGATGATGAAATAAAAAAGAGGTGTGGCCCACTTAAAAAATTAGGAATGACTTTGCTTGCTGCCACACCTCACCGCTATTAGAATGTTCCAGTACACGACTGGAGCGGTTCTTACGCGCACTCTTGCGCTCCGCTATTCAATTTATCGCTGCATTTGCCACCGCAGCTGGTGGTGATGGTGCAGTCATGGGCATTTGTGTTTAACCACCTCCTCTCTGTTAGTGGCACCCATGACTGCGGTTATAGCAGAAATTTAAAGAAGCCCTCTTTGTTCTTCGTTTAGAGGGTTATCGTTGAACGTTTAGTAGTGTCTTAAAAAAGCATAGTGACCTCACAGCCACTATGCCTAACCAAACTCGTACTTATGAAAATAATTACCCATGTGGCTTTTTTCAGTGTGCCACGCACTGTGATGGGTGTGCCCCACGAATGGGGCAACGTTAGTTTGTTTTGTTGTGCAAGTAACTTCACCCTCTCGGGCTCTGCTATTTAAATTTTTATGACTTACTTTTTCTGATATGAAAATCATAAATCCTCACGGACTTTAGTGCCAGTGGTGAGTAACGAACTCACACCTTGCAGCGGAGTTTTGGTAAACAAGATGAAGCACAGTGCGCTGCTGTTCTGCATTAAACTACACTGGCCATGTGTGCTATGACTGCTTTTCCTCGCTCTTGAAGATGAGGTAGCAAACAGTAACTAATATTAACTCGATGAAAAACCATACAAAATAGGTCTTTAATGGTGCATTTTCATCGGGTGTGAAAAACAAGCCGCAAAAGCATATTGCAGCGATGATGGTTTTGATTGTTCTCATTTCTCTGTTGGTTTTTGGTTTGACTTACGATTTTTTCTCATGTTCTTACAGTGCCTGAGCACGTCAGCTGCGTTGCAATACCATCGCCCGTTCTGTTGCCTGGATGTCTTTGTGGCCCTTATCTCGCCACTCTCTACAAGCCTCACTAACCGGGTGCGTCCGCCTACAATCTCGGCGGCGGTGGTTTTGCAGAATGATTTGTTTGCCATCGCCATCAAGATATTCTCAAGATGAATGGCAGGGGCGTTCATCTGTTTCATGCGATCCGCGTCACTATTACGATTTTTTTCTCAATATCGTTATTGCACGAAAACCGCATACCCTCTGAACGCTCTTTCAGCATATTAGTCCATATAATCTTACGGATGGTGTTGGAGCGTCCAATGGGATAAGTAAGAGTTTCGCCGATTAGCATGGCTCTTAACTTGGGGGTGATTGGTTCTTTTACTTTTTCCATATTATTAAAGGTGTTGGTTATTCTGTTAAAAACCGTGAGGCAGGGCATTGCTTCACGGTGGCAAAAGTCTAATTTATCCGAGATATTTCTTAACTTTGCAATCGCTAACTATCAAATTCAGAAATACTATGGACTTAAAGACTTTTGTAAAGGAAACCCTCGTACAGATTGCAGAGGGTGTGAATGAGGCACATCAAGGCGTTAAAGATGCGAAATGTAATCTGGTCAGAGGTTCACAACAATATATCTCTGAAAAATCAGTAATCGCCAATGTGACTAACGTCAATCAATATCCAGTTTCAGTCGTTGACTTCAACGTAACCCTCGCCCATGATGACAAACAAGATAGTGGTGGAGGGTTGTCAGTGCTCTTTGGTACTTTCAACATTGGAGCCAAAGCAGCAAAAACTACTCAGCAAGCGACTTCCAATTCCGTATCATTTCAGGTGTATTTATCTCTCTGACTCTTTTGTAGATTAGAATACCGAGTAGATATATTTTGCGTTGTTCAAGTACTATGGGATAACTTCCATCCTCATCACGCTTGAACGCTTGTGTTATGACTTTTATCATAGCGATATAATTTAGTTTAGGACGCAGGGCGAGGCTCGAACTCGCACTTCCTCGATGTCGAGGCGTTCTGGCACTTGGCACTCCATGCTTAACTACCTGCGTCGGAAATATAATTGGATTGCATTGTTTGCAATGATAGTTCTTACTCTATTGAGGTCTTACACGCCTCAATATTCGTGACCTGCATTTGCAGGGTTTCTCGCATCACTGCCTTTCGCTCTCGCTCGGATGTCACTCTTATTGCGTTCACCGCTCGCCTGATAGGGTCTTGGCGGTTAGGCTACTTCCAGTGTATTGCTCATCGCTGACTTGCCACATCTGATTTATAGCGGTTTCAGCGGATTAATCAAGTACGTCAAGGAACTCTACTTTGGTTGCCCTTTCGGGCTTTGTGCGACTTATCGGGATTGCACCGATGACCTCTTACCTCTTGTAAGCGCTCTCTCATCGCTGAGCTAAAGCCGCTATGGTGGTTTGACTTATCGGCGCGGGTTACTTTGCGAGTTTGGCAGCGAGGGTGGCGATGGCTGCAATCTCCTCTTTGAGTGTGTCGCATTCGGTTCTCGCTTTGGTGTAGCAGTCCATCCAGTAGCTCACGGACTCCTTCTTTTTCTCGATTTCTTTTTCAAGGGATGCGATTTTCCCATCTGCCGCACACTTGTAGGCTCGCAGTTCATCAACTGTTGCCTCAATTTCATTCCTTGACAACTGATTTACTGGTGTCTGTTCGTTAGTCTCTTTGGTCTCAATTGACTCATTTTTCTTTTCGTTCATAGCGGTAATTTTTTTTGAGTGATACTTATTGTTATTCCAAACAAATGCACTATATTTGCATCTAAGTTTGTTTGTTGTTGCAAAAGTATCGCCAGATGACGATATATGCAAATTTTTTTGAGAAAAAATATCGCCAAATGAAGATATTTAACATTTGGTTACATTTTAGGACACGTTAGTTTGTTTTTTTTATTATGGAAATTATTAAGAGAATTAATGAGCTTATTATCGCAAATAACCTCACCAGTCGGGCTTTTGCAATCGCTTGTGGGATTAAGTACACCACGCTCAACAATTACATCACTGGTCGCCGTGCATTAGGGCTGGACACAATCGAATTAATACTTGCGAGTTTTCCAAACGTATCTGCCGAATGGCTCATGCGAGGGGATGGCCCCATGTACAAAACAGAGATAGCCAGTCAAACAAATGACCGGCTATCTAAACTCATCGCCACAATTGGCGAAATGCAATCAATCGTCGAGGAAAAGCAAAGGACGATTGATGCACTGCAAAGAGAAAATGAAAATCTAAAAAATCAAAACAAATAAGCACTATGGGAAATTATCTGAGCAATCTCGGCAAAGGGTTTGTACGTTCCGCAGTTAATCAGGTAGGACGTGACGCTGGACGTGTAGTAAGTAATCAAACATTCGGCGATGCTCATAGCACACCAATCAGAGGCGTAGGCAATGGCACTCCACCGCCATTGGCAAACAATGCCATGCCAACGGGTAATAGTGATTTTGAGTATGTGCCTGAAACCACAACCAATAGAATGATAGCGTGGATCGTCGCTATTGTATTGACATTTGGACTGGCAGCTGTCATCTGCTTTTTTAAATCCCTCTCATCCTACAATAAGAAAACAATAAGATATAGGAGATATGAAGTAGTGCAAGAGGCAATAATAGATAGGCGATATAGGAATAATGTCAGGGGATATCAAACCGTGCAAGGTTATAAGTACTATGACGTTCCCACTATGCAGGCAAATCCAAATGACGTGAAAAAGCACAAAAAAAATGCCATGATATTAATGATTATCAGTGGCGTTGTGTTGCTGATTGCCGTTAATGCAATAGTAAGAGTGTCTGAAAATAGAGATGCAAAAAAACAAAATACAGAAGTAGTAAGCAATGCGCCATCAACTACAGATAGCGTCAAGTAATCACAATAATTACCGAATTATTGTCCCTTCGATTTCTCGAAACATCCTAAACGTACACAGTATCAAAGCATAAGGGCGGCAATATCACTAATTTATCCAAAATTAGATGATATTTCCACAATAAATCGCTTAAATGCCGAACTATTCGGGAGTTTAGGGGTAATAATAATCGAGAAACCGTCCAGTGGTGGACCACTGGAATTGTCAAAAAATCATCTTTTCACTCAATTTTATTACCGATTTATTGTCGAATTATGGCAACTATTAGAACTGTCATTGTACCTACTAAGGTACTTAAAGGGGGTAAACACAAAGTGCGTATCTCCATCGCCCACAATGGCACAACTCGCTACATTCCAACATCTATTATTATAGATAATGTACGCGAGTTCAAAAACGGCATTGTCGTTAACCGTGGTGACGCCGCCTTTCTCAATACCAAACTACGGAAGATGGTGCAACACTATCGGGACGCAATCGATGAGCTGGATTACATAGACGGTCTTACGTGCCCGGAACTGGTCTATGCAATCACCCACTCTGAATACAACCGCCACAAGACATTCAAGGAAGTCTATGAGAAGTACATTGAGACGGCAAACATAGCCAACGGCACTCGCATTAACTATAGGACAATCTACCGCTGCATCACAGCGTTCATTGACGAAAATATGCTAATTGAGCGCATAACACACCTCACTCTCGTAGGTTTTAACAAGTTTATGGTGGAACGCAACTACACACCTAATACACGACGTGACCGACTCGTGTTCATTATGGTGTTGCTCAAATTCGCAGAGCGGTGTAGGTATGCAGTGCCACAATATGACCCTTTCGTTGGCTTTGAACTACCAGCCCAAGAGGTAAGGCAATCATGGCTCTCGGTGGATGAGATAAGACAGATCCGTGACGCCAAATGCGATAAGCGTAGTGTGCAAATATGCCGTGACGCATTTATGTTGAGTTACTACCTGGGTGGCATCAATGCGATTGACTTGCTCTCGGTGGACTTCACTGACTGCAAGCGCATCCACTATGTTAGGACAAAGACAAAGAACAAACCGAAACTTAACAAGTTCGTGGAGTTCGCAATCCCTGACGAGGCAAAACCATTAATTGCCAAATACAAAGGCAGAGATGGCCGCCTCTTATTTGGCAAGTACAACAATAAAGATAGGCTGCATTACGTTTTCGTCAATCACATGAAACAGCTTGCCGAGGCCGCAGGCATTAAACATCTGATTTTCTATTCAGCCCGCAAGTCATTCGCTCAACACGCATTCCAACTTGGAGTTAGTGAGAGCGTTGTGGACTATATCCTGGGGCATAGAGTGGACAAAGTGAGCACCGCACTCTACAGCTACATATCAGTCACTCCACAACAAGCGACGGATGCAGTGAGGCTGGTACTTGACAATTTAAAGTGATTTTTTGCGCAAAGGTATTGCCGATTAGAAAAATATCACTACCTTTGCATTATCAATGTTTGCTGCTTTCAGTTTACATTGGTTTGACTTACGGCGCAGTGGGTGGTTCCCTGCGCCATTTTTTTGTACCATAATGGGCGTATCTTCACAGACGCGCCCACTTGAGCGTCTCTCATCATCACAATTCATCATCACAAGACGCTCGCTCTTATTACTCCCATACCGCACAATAGTTCATACTGAATTGAGCAAAAAAAAGCACTTTTTTTTAAAAAAAACTTGATTTTTTCTTGCATAATTCAAGATAAAGCAGTAACTTTGTAATGTAAACGATGAGGGTTTACAAAGGGGATTCCGAAAACCTTGAAAAGAGTAGGAAAACAACCAAAAACCAAAATCTTATGAGCCTAACAATCATCATTAAGATTTGGAAACTGAGGGTGAAAATAGAGATAGCCCTCTAAAAATCCAAGGGGTGGAACAAACACCACCCCATTGGTTTTTGGTTGGTGATGCAAAAATACAACAAATATGGAAAACAAAAAAACTTGGGGAGGAAAAAGAGAGGGTGCAGGTCGAAAAAAAGGCTGTGCCAAGCGTTATATGTTTTCTGCAACACCTGACGTAGTTGAAATTTTAGACTCATTGACAACAAATAAGAGCGAGTTTATTTGTGCTGCCATACGCAAGGCTGCTTTGAATAAATAGCAGTTGCACCTTCATCACGAGGGCGCAACTGCTAACAAACTTTCTAATTTCACTCAAAAAATCTTTTATTGCCGGATTACAGTATTACTATTTTTATTAACCAAACGTTTTAAAGATACTGTAAGGAAAAAGATTACTGCCAGTATCATTGCAATGCCAGCAGCAGTCACCCACCAGGGGACGTAAGGCACTTTGACTTCTTTAGTCTTAATATCGGTCTTACTGCCTGACTGCTCTTTATGGCTTGACTCTTCTTTATGGCCTGTTTGCTCGATTTTTCTTTCATTTGCCGAGGTTGACAATTTGCCTCCTGACTTACTCTTTTTCTCACTGGTGAGGTCAATATCTGTCACCTTTGCCACTCTCCCAACGCTATCAAAGTGCGTTATTTTGATTGTGGCGGCCTTAAACTCATCGGTGGTGTTGCTGTCCATTCTTTCGGCATTCACGCTAACAATGCGCTCCAAATAGAGCGTATCGGTAATTGTCATCGTATCACGGATTGAAAGTGTATCGGTGTGATGCACATCGGTAGCTATGTACTTGGTCTTACACCCGCAAAAAAGCATCAATAAGGGCAATATGGCAATAATCCACCTCATAGCATCAACACCGTTAAAACAATGCAAATTATCATTGCTATTACCAAAAAAACTGCCGTGATGATTATCGCTTTAGCCTCTGCCTCTTCATCTGGCGTCAAGTTCTCTCGCTTTTTCATTTCAGGGAGTTTAAGTAGTTGATAATACCCTCAACGTGTAGGTCAACAATCATCTTCTTGCCTTCCTCGCTCTGCAAAATCCTCAAATCTTCCTGATTGGTATAAAATAGATTTTCGGTCAACACTGCGGGGCAGAGCGTCTTTGCTACTACTGTAAAGTTATCTACCCAGTAGTGGCATTTAGGAACGGAACGGTCGCCCTGCAGCTTACGCTTTATCGCCTCTTCATATAGTGACTGCGCAAGTTTCTTGCTTGCTTCACTTGCATTTTTGGCGACATGGACAGTAAATCCTCGTGCCTTGCTCCAAATTGACTTCTTGTCTTTGGGTGCAGCGTCAGCGTGGATGGAGATAAAGATGACGTTCTTTGTACCAAGTTCCTTGCACCACTTATTAACGCGGTTGCAACGCTCTGTGAGTGTCACGTCGTGGTTATCTTCAGTGACTATCCTCTCCGCATCGTAACCTCGCTTTTTCAATTCCTCAACGAGGGGAACTGCGATTTCTCTATTGAATTTCCACTCGAAAAAAGAGCGGTCAGGACTGCACTTGCCAGGAGTGGCTTTGCTATGTCCGTTGTCGATTAAAATTTTCATTTGATATGTAGTATTTGTCGTCTGTGTCTTGAACTGTAACTTACATGCACCCAGTTATAGCCATACTCGTCTATTAACTGGTCATAGGGGAGTTTCAATTCCCTTATCAAGTCGAATAGCTTTTTGTTGTCTGATGGTTTATCGCTCACTGTGCGGATGTCAGCAGCTTGGCCGTACATGTGTTGACTTTTTGCGGCACCACCTACTGCCTTGTTCAAACGTCCACATCTGTAACCGCTTGTCACGATGATGGGAGCGCCATACGCCTCACGCAGTGGGTCGAGGATGTTGTCAACAAGCAAGTTTAGGTTGCGCTTAACTGACTCATCGGGAGTGTTGTTAATGCCCCTGCGACTGGCAGTGGCACTCTTTGTCAGTTCTTGAATTGTAAAATATTTCATTGCTCGCTTTTTTTAACGTCTAAATACTCTGAAATGGCTTGGGCTATCTCTTTGGGGTCTGTGCGATGCGCTGCAATGGCAGTGGCAAGTTCAGTCACCTCTTTCATCTGTCTGCTCTCTTTTGCGTCGGCAGGCTCAACGATGCTCTTTATCTCTATAGCAGCAACAAAGAATACTGCAATCATCGTGAAGAATGGGAATGTGATTGCGCTCCAGTCATTGAATGTGTGTAGAAAGACAAAACCGGCAATCTGCACACAGTCCAACACCAACATTGCCAAAATAGCGTTGTAGTATTTTGATACTTTGTTGATAGTGCGCTTCATTTTGTCACTGACTATCTTCTCTCCACGCTGACGTGCTTTGCGGATGCCCGCCCAGTAGTCAAGTGCAATAAAGATGAGGGGTGCTATGAGTAATCCAGTGACTACGAATAGCACAACAATTAATTGTTCTTGAAGTGTATGTTCCATATCTATCTTTTTTCCTCAAAATTAGATATGGCTTTTTTAACTCCAAGCGATTTTCTGAAATCTCAAATTTGATTTTCGGGTAATTCAGTATATATTAGGGACTTGTAAAAAACACTATTTTCGTTTGCCTAATTCGGGGGCAAATGTCACCTTGCCACGCTGGTAGGATTTTCGTGTCATATATATTGGCTTGTACTTCCTTACTACACTCGCTTTACTCCACCCTTTGCAGAAATATAGATAACCAGCCCACTTCGGCAATATCATGTCATTGCCTATGCGTTTACGAATGTTATATGTGTTGTAATGCTTCATTATGCCATAGTAGCTGTTTATGGACTGCACGAACTTCTCTACGTATTGTTCCTGCAAACCCTCATCGGCAAGAGTGTTATAGTATCTAATCTTTTCATAGAATTTGCCTATTGTACGATTGGCGACATAAATACGTCCTGGCTTGATTACAGTACCTACCATCTTCACGCCTTTTGTGTAGTGCTGGATATAGCGTTTATCGGGATGTAACGACATTTTCAACTGCTCATCAAGGTATTTCTCCATCTGTGGTATTAGTTGTAATAGCATATCTTTATCTTTTGTGACAATAACAAAGTCATCACAAAAGCGACGGTAATAATCAACTCCGTTATACTTTAGCCACTGGTCAAAAGCCGATGCAAAGAAGTTGGCGAGTAGCTGGCTCGGCAAATTGCCGATTGCCATGCCTCTGTTTCGTTCTGTATAAAAAAGACTCTTACGCTTTGGCAATGGCTTCCATTTCTTTATGGGCGATTTCCTGATGCACCTATCTTGAGGGCAATGGAAAATGACCACATTTAAAAGGTACAACAGGCAATCAAGGTCATCTCCTTTATATTCCTCTCTAACAAAATCGTCAATCATTTCCCAAAGGATTGACTTATCTATGCTCATAAAGAAATTAGCAACGTCACCTTTGAAGATGTAGGCATCAGTAGTGTAATCCTCGCTTACCTCACGGAGTATCTGTGCAACCTCATACACCATCTTCATATTGCCCTCTCCCTTACGGCAGTTCTTGCTCACATTGCCCTGCTCAACAAACAGAGCATCAAGTATTGGCTCTATACGCAGGGCGATATAGTGATGCACCACTCGGTCGATGAACGAGGCGGCAAAAATCTCCCTCGTCACGGGATAGTCCACAATGAATGTATAAGAATAGCCAGGCTTATAAGTTCGTGTCTTTATGCGCTCCCACAACCATACCAATTGCCCCTCATAGGACATTGTGAATTTGGTGTAGGAATTAGTACCTCGCTTATTTTTTAGACAATCACGGTAGGCTTCAACGATTGAGGAAAAGGGTATGTCGTAGATTACTGGTTCCATAGCGGAGACTGCACGAACACGATAATTGTTGTTGTTCTTGTTGTTGTTGTTGTTGACATAGCCGGAGCCAACTAATGTGCCCACTTAAATCTTACCTCTTACAAGAGAGGGGGACACCCAATATAACCTGAAGTAATTGCTCTCCCATGAGCACCGTAACACTCATGGCACTGGCTTGCGGAAAGTTGAGGCATTGCGCCATCCAGTAGCTTGCCGTTCTATTTCCTGAACAAGCAAAACCATGTCGGCACCTTGCTTTATTGTTATTAACTTTCTGTCTTGACATACCCTAAGTAGTAACCTCAATCCGTCAAACTTCACAAGAAACTCCTGCAAATATGACGCTCTGTTATCTTTGTCGCTATTGGCATAGCGTATCAGTTCACAACACTCAACACAACGCATCATTAAATGCGTCCCAAACTCGTAGCGGTAACCCTTGGGGAACTGCTCACGAGCGTCAAGTATCATATTGAGTAATTTGTATATCGCTCTATATACTGGTAAATCCTCAGCAAGTGCCATTGTGATGATGTTTGAATGGCGCAAAGGTAGTTAATTTTGATTTCATGCCAAAATAAAAAAGCCGCTAACGCGGCTTTAAAAGAGAAAAAGAGTCAAAGGGAAAAAGAGCATATCAGGTTATAATGCGGAGACTGCACGAACACGAAAATTGTAGATGTTCTTGTAGCAGTTGTAGTAGACAAAGCCGGAGCCAAGATGAATATAGTACGCATAATCTGCGCTATACTCATTGGCTGCCCAGTATCGCTCATCGGCAAGTTTGAAAGAGCTGCCTATGTAAGTGTTGATGACTTCATTGATTTGCGTTCTATACTTGTGCAGGATGCGCAGGTGCGCAAGCGTGGCCATACTCCACACAACAGGGTCATCAACGCCATCGTCCGTGGCGTTACATGCTTTATAGGCGCGACTCAGCTGTGCGGGCAGGTATGCCACACCACGTGCCTCGGCAAGTTCCACAATGGCATCCGTCATGCCAGCTGCGTCAAAGTCCTCATAGATGCCAGTGCTGCCCGCTCCGTAGTCTGTCAGGCCAGGAACGTTCACTCGCTCACTTGACCACAGCATCGTGTAGGCACCGCTACTGGTCTTCATGTTGTCCTTGCTTACAAGGAAGTCCTGACGCTCGGCGCGCACGCGAACACCAAGTGTAAGATAATTGCCCTGTTGGTTGCTGCTCAGCGCGTCCCACTCGTCGGTGGGGAACAGCGTGAGTCGCCCTGTGGTCTTGTCCACCTTGGCGAGTTGCACATCAAGCAAACCACCGGCCCATTTCATGTAGTCGGCAATCTTGCCCAGTGGCAAGGTCTCGTTAGCCCCAAGCAAACCTATCTCGCGCAGGGCATCAAGTTGAGCGTTATAGTTCAACTCAAACAGTTTTGCGTTGTTTTCTGTCGTACTCATATCGATTTTGTTTAACTGTTCAACAATGTTATGGGGCGCACGGTAGTTGGGGTAGTCTTGGCTTGGTCAGCTACACCGCCGTAACTCATAATGAAATACCACGCATTGGCGTTGCTGCATTCGAGGCAAGTCCACAACGACGATGTGGTGAGGATATTGTCACTTGACCACGCACGGCGCAACACGTCGTTAATCTCGTTGATGTAACGATATAGAATAAGGCAGTGCTTGGGCAAAGGAAGGCACCAGTCGCTGTCGTCATCTACGCCGTCAATAGCTTGCTTGAATGCCTTGTACTCCAACGCAGCTTTAGCGGCAGGGGAGCCGGTCACGCTGTTTCTGACCGTCGTGCCGTAGGCATCGTTGATGTAGTTTGTCAGTTCAAGTGCAGTTCGTGCGCTGTAATTATAGACGCTTGATGTGCCTGACTGTCCGTAGTTTGGGACTGTTGCCACGTCATAGGTACCGCCCCATGCCAGCGTACCGAGAGCCATAGCCGACAATATGAAGTCCTCCTGACATGCACGGATGCGCACGCCCTGCTTCACAAACTTGGCCTTGTTCTCGTTGGTCAGGCTCTCCCATTCCTGAATTGTGAGATAGAAATGAGCACCATCCGAAATTCTCACAATCGCCACACGCACATCAAGCAAACCTCCACTCCACTTGATGTAGTCGGCAAACAAGCTTGCACGTGTGGCGACGCTTACGCCAGCAAAGCCGAGGCTTTGTAGAGCCTCGACCTGCTTGCGCTTGTTTTGACGCAATAGCGTCACTGATTGTTCTTTGTTCATAGTAGTTCGCGAATTTTTATGAATTAACAATTACGTTGATGTCGGCATTGTCAGAGGCATAGGTGGCGACATATTCGTCATACTCCTCGCCATTGTAGTAATTGAACGCCAGCTCATCCACATTGGCGAGTGTCACGGTCTCCACCTCGCTCGTGCCGCCGTAGTCCTCGGCGTTAACCTCATTGATGAGCGTGATGTAAGCGTCAATCACCGTCAGCACAGCGAGCCCATAGATAGCTGCCTCCCATGCGTCAATCTCATACTTCTCGTATAGTTTTGTCAAGTGGTAATCGCTCTCGATTACAGGCTTTGACATTGCCTGACCTGCACTATCGAGTCCCTGGACGTTGCGGGTTATGAGAGTGGCAAGGTCTGTACCATCACCCTTCATGGTCTGATTGGCTATTCTCAATCGGGATAGTCTGTTGATTGTGCTCTGAGCGGTTAGGATGGCTTTCAAAAGCGTTGATGCGTTGATTTTCGGAGAGCCCTCGATGCGCAATGTGACAACTGCCGTCACTCCATTCAAAGTCAAACCGATCCCACTCGATGCAGGATATTTTAGACTTGGCAGGTTTATGAAATTCAGCGAGGTCATAGTGGCCGGCAAAGTGAGCGTGTCAATCGGCGAGGTCTGTGCAAGTGTCAAAGTAGTCAGTGACGTGCCACTGGCAAGTACCTCCTCAAGTCTCGGACACCCTCCCAAATCTAACGAAGTGATGGAAGTGTTACGGATGTCAATCTCTTTCAGGAATGGCAGCTCACCGATTACTGGAGATGTCAATGCAGTACCGACACTCATACCCATCTCCGAATGGCTGTTACTGCCAATCTTCAGCGACTCAATCAACTCGCAAGTGCCGAAACCCCAAGTACTGTCAAGTGACAACTCACTCAGGTCAATGGCTTTCAGTCGGTGTGCCTGATAGATGTACAACAGCTTACCGCTATTTTGTGTGCCTACATTGAACTCGTAGCTGTCACCTGCCTCGAGATACACGCTGCCACTGACACTGCCACCTGCATCATTGCCAAAAGCAAAGAAACCATCCTTAGCGGCGGTAATGCGTATCTTTGCGTTATCAGGAGCGTTGATACGGCCACCGATTACTCCACTTGTGAAACTGCCACAATGGTAGTATGCGTCACGGAAGGCAAAGCGTTTCTCAATGAAGGACGGCAATGCTGTGAGACGCAAACCATGCAGCGCATAGAAGTATGGACTGCTTGAGCCGCTCGCTGGGTCAATTTCGGACTTGATGAATTTATGCTCACCATCAAACGAGCTCACAGTCTTTTGCCACTTCTTGATGATTTTGTCAAGGAAAAAGTACTTGCAGCCATCTGGACTGAAAGGACTCAGGGTCTTATCATCAACAACGGTAGTACCGCCACGCATGAGGCTGGCAACCTGATAGAGTGTTATGATATTGCCACTTGCATTATACACCATCTCTGTTTGTCTGTTGAGGTCTTGCCACAAGATACTGCCATAACCCATGAATGGATTGAGGTCGTTGAAGTTCGATGCCTTCATCTCGTCAACTTCGGGGTCTATAGTGTCACCGCCATCGTTGTCCTTACCCATGAGCGTATCAGCGTCATATACCTTATTAGGGTACATTCTCATGTATTTCTCATCGTTATACACGCCGTTGATTACTGTGCCGCCATCGTCGAGGAAAAACATCGGTTGCATATTCTTTGCTTGCTGGTCCACAGCAGCGAGATAGTCAGTGAACAAGTAATAAACCATGAGTGCTTTCACATTCATGTACTTGTAGGCATTAGCACGCCAGTTCGCTTTCCAAGTCGCCTCTGCAACGGTGGCATAGTCAACGCTATGGCAGAAACAAAGCAGCCTATAGAGGAAATATGGCACTTTCAATCCCTTTGCGTAAGCGAGTGCGAGGTCATCATCATCCACCATACACTCGAAGTAACGAGTCCATTGTGGCACTTCAGATGCTTGCACCTTGCCTCCATCAATGAGCTTTTGTACCCACGACGACTTGTCTTCAAGAGATGTGTCCATCATCTCGGCCACGCTGCTCACTCCCTTCCACCAGCAAAGTCCCTGATAGGTCAAAAGCTCAAATCCCTCTACTGGATTGAGAACGTCACCAGCTATTGTCCACTTGCCGTTCACCTGCTGCATCGTTCCGGTGGTGTCTGTCCAAGTGCCTTCAATGCAACGGTAGAACTTATAACTACTGCCACAATATTGCGATATTAGATATATCTTACTTTCATCTTTTTCCGTGTTCACATTCAGGAAGCGATTAACGGTCTGTGTAAGTGTCTCACTTGACGTGCCAATGAACTCAACGAAATCACCATAGTTCAAACAACCCTTGTTGTAACCAGGAGTATCTTTGAAACCAAGTGCGACTTGCTCGCCCTTATCCTCCTTCCAGTTGCCCTTTGCATAGAAATATGGGGCGTTGATTGCCTCTGTGAGACTGCGATATGTCGCTACTGGATGGTTTGCGGTCGAGTGGTTTAGGTTCAAACCATTAATAGTCAAATCGTCATTGACCTTATAAGTACCATCATAGTAACGCTGTGCAGGGGTCATGTACTCACTGCCTAACATTCGATATGTGGCATTCATAAGGTTGCAAGCGGCGCAGTCGTTTGCGTTGGTACTGTCCGAGTAATCCACTTTGACTGTAATGAGGTCAACTGGAATTGTGCTTGCACCAACACGGATTTTATTCTTTGCGATGAGGGATTTCGTGATTGCAATATCGGCAAGAATTGCAGCGTCAGTGATGTTGTGGTCTTCCGCATAGTTGGGCTCCAACAGTTCCATGTGCACGCCTTGATAGGTGGTGCCGCGTTGTGTTAAACCGTTTACGATGTCATAACCTACAAGCGTGCCGTTCTCTGACATGCCCTTCTTCTTAGCAAAATAGTAACGTGCGTTCTTCACTGGACGCTTTGCCGATGTCGTGCCCTGGTTGCGTTTCTGCACACCATAAGCAATAAAGTTGCGCCACGGCCTTGCTGGGTCATAGTATCGCAATGTGATGAATATTGCATCTTTTGTTGACATCGTGCCATCAAGTGACTCAATGTCGCTGCCCAAAAATGGACTCTCAATGATGTATGGCATTCCACGACTATATATTGCGTCACGGTCGGGACCATTGGCAATAACGCTGGTATATACATCTTCAAACTCATACTCATCAATCATTGCCTCTGTATCGGTGCATTTAACGAGGTAGTTGTGGAATGACTGCTGCCAGTTAATACCCTGAGCCTCATTCCATGCCATAAACCAATACAAATACAAGTCACCATATGTGCCGTCAAATGATATGTTGTTGGATTGTGTGAGGTCTGCGGTTGTGGGATTGTAACCTATACATCCAGCCTCCTCGCCGTTGATGTAGAGTTTCATCAAAGCGTAGTTGACACCGAGCTGACTTACTATATTGTCATTTGTATTAGGCTCTACTACTATGCCTACAGTAACTTTCTCACCGACGCTGTAACCGCGCTCTACGAGTTGTGGACTTCCTGAATTGCAGAATATCGCTATCTTTGAGCCACTGACATAGAAACCAGCTCCGCTTGATGGGTCATAACAACTGATGAGTTTAGCGGAGTCATCGGCAATGTGGTTTGCAGCAAAGGAAAAGAGGATACCCATGCCGTTAGCTTTCAATGTTGCGTCTGCGTAGGGTTCATGGTTAATTGACGCTTTAGCTTTCTCTGCAATGCGAAACGCTGTTGCACCGAGGTATTTCACAAATCCAGTGGAGTTCCAGTTGACACCATTAACAGCCATCGTTTTGCCGTTGTTACTGATAGTGTGATCGCTCTCGCTATTGGAGCGTGTTGCGAAGTCAAAGGCATACAATGCGCCTGAATATATTGAAGCGTCAATGGCACTGCCTACAACATTCACAGTCACATTTCCACTATGAGCTGTGCCACTGACAGCCTGGAATACCAATGTGGTTGGCGATATAGTGTCACCGCTCTCCTGAACTTGCTGGCTAATCTCATAGGTTCGATTGCGCACTGCTGTGAAAGTGCTTACATTGGCCGTGTTCTTTTTTAAAGTGACATCTACAGTTTGACTGTCGTTGACATAGGCGGCAATCTCCATCGTCAGTGTCTCGTACTGCTTGATGGTGCCAGATCCGCTCACGTCATTATAACGTAACGCTATCACCGGCACGCTGCTTGATGAGTTCACTACCAGCAAAGATGTGTAGATGATGTTGCCAGTCACGTTGCTATCCAAATCTCTGCCCTGAATACGCAATAAATAACTGCCATGAGCCAATGCAACATCGTTGCCTATATTGGTGGCATTGATGGTGATGGCATGGAAGGAGTTATCCCTTACGGTCGCGGTGGTAAGGTTTTTCCAAGTATTGTTGACGTAAATATCGACTTTTGCCTCAATATTGCTACCCTGATTATTTGGGAACTGGTAAAGTGTCAACACCTTGCCAGTGTCGGTTGTGCTTACCATATTAGCGGCGAGGTTATCAATCGTGCGTACTGTCACGTCAACTGACTTGACGGTGATGGTACGGCTGAATTGGGTTGCCTGGTCCGAATTGTCAGTAGCGATAATCTTGATATATCGAGTTCCTGCCTCTTTACAGAATGGCGACACGTCAATAGTGAAAGAGTAGTCGCTGGCACTTGCACTACTTGGTTGGTCAGGTGTCAAAGTCATTAACGTCTGTTTGGTGGAATTGTCAACGACTTGTATGGTGTGGATGTCGTATGCTATCTCACCTACCATAGAGCGAATTGAGGCATGGATTACGAAGTTGTCACTGCCAGCTGCAGCCGCTATTGGCGATTGCTGAAAAGCGATTGCTGTGACTTTCACTTGACCGCTGCCACCGCCACCACCTCCTTTGGGCAAAGGAAATGCAGAGCCTATCTTATCACCATCAGCGTTAGTGAACTTGTAGTAGTTGTAGTTTTCAGTATCGGTGTTGTCGAGTGCGTCAACTTCCTCCTCAGTTAGTGGTGTGACACTATCGGGTAGGTACTCATACGCTCCTTCTGTAGAGAATGCCTTTGGTGGGTCTTGCGCTGTAGCTGGAGCTGGCGTTGGACTCAACTCTATCGTCTCGCCTGACTCTCCGAAAACACTCCACATATTATCATTGGCAAAATCCTCAACAACACCATTGAACTGCTTGGTTTCCCACTCATTCTCGCCAACGAGGTAGGTGATTACAAGTCCGCTCTTTTTGTAGTCGATGCCAGTGCGTACTGTTAGATTGCTGATGGCATCTCTCGCACTCGATAATGTGTAATAGCCACCACTGACAGGCGCTCCACATAAAGCATTGACATTGATTACAGGCTCGCTTCCGGCACTCATACCTGCCATATCAATCCAGTTGGACTCATTCGTGAAGTTGGCTTGTGCAACGTTTGCACCAACGTACTGATATGTCTTCCACGTCGAGGCACCAACGGCGAATGTTATCTGCATACCTATGGCTGCAAGTCCTTTGCCGTATGTGGCCACAATCGCACTTGCAAGGTCGTAATATCCGCTTATGGGTATCTCATTGGTCACATTGTAGCAATTACCCACGGCGGCACTTCCTCCGTACTCTTTCCAGTCTTCCACATCGGCCCAAGTAGTGCCTTTCCATTGATACGACTTCAAGCCGTCAGGAGTTGTGAGGTTGATTACCACACCTCTTTTACGGACATGGGCATAATCTTCAGATGCGTTGGTTAGTGCCACGAATTGTGACAAGGTGAGGCTGTTGTCAGAATTACCTGTTAGCAAATTGCCGTCAAACATCAACCGTGGCGCGATACTTGCCTTAATATTGCTGATGTCAGTCTCTATTCTATCAACATCGCTCTGAACATCATCTATGTTTTCCTGCACCTGAGCTATTTCATTGGTAAAGTCCTTGCCCATAGGTTGCAAAGTGGCAGCACTTGCCTTCCAGTAATAAAGTACATCGGTCGATGTGCAAATGTAAGCCTTGCTACTCCAGGGTGCAAAATTTGCATCACTATATCGGCCTCGGTCTAACCAGTTAGAGTAGAATGTCTCTCCCTCGTCATCACTGCAAGCAAACTGCTTTGCAGATAGTATGTAGTAAATCCTTACACCTTCGTCTGTGCTGTACTTCGCTTTGCTCTGTGGTAGTATGGTTGCTGTGTCAAGGATGCCATAGAACTCCAACGTGTCATGCGCTTTAGAAGGCAACAGCGACTCTTGTAATTTCCCGTCTTCATCAAGGCGTGCAACATCCTCAGGGATTTGATTACTGTCAAGTTTCCCATTCTCATCAAGGGTCGCCACACCGTTAGGAATAACACTTTCACTGAGTTTTCCGTTAGTTAAAGTTGGAATGTTGCTTGGCACTTGATTGCTCACAAGCTTACCATTACCGTCAAGCGTGGCAATACCATTGGGCTGACCAAGTTTGTTGTTGATATTTGCTACAGCGTTCTTAGCCTCGTTAGATTGCGTGAGAGCTGTCTGTGAATTTGTGTAGGCACTATCTATTTTTATTTTCTGTGCTGCGGTGATAATGCCAGCTTTGTTTTCAGTAGCGATGGGCACGCTGCATGATATTATGGTGTCCTCGGCATTGCTGATTGTGAGAGTGGCTGTGGACTCTGTTGTTGTGATAGAAACAGACTTGAGGCTCTTTAACGCTATGGCGGCAAGCAATGCGTCTGTGTCGGTGTCACTCATCGAGGCGATGAGAGAACTCAACACTCCAAATGTCACTCGCTTGCCGCCACTTATCTCGAAGCTGTCAGTTTCTGCGAGTTCGGTGACGGGAGTCAGCTGAGTGATTGTCTTACTGTTCGTCCTGATTGACGAAAGCACGGCATTGATAATCTCTTGTTTCTCTTCGGCTGTCATGTCTTTATATGATTAATCGATTAATATTTTCGTTGTCTATATCACTCGTTCTGTAATATTCATTGTCAACACGCCTCATCGCTATGTGGTTTGACCGCTCTATGGCAGGATTGAGCAAAGTGACTTTCTGCACGACCTGTGTTATTACGAATGAGTTTAGCAAGTCATCATTGGAAATGACTTCGGGAACGTTGCTCTCTTTCCTCGCAAAGCGCACTCCATCAAAATAGACGTAGTGGCAAGTGAGCAATCTATTGAGCAATTCGGCAAACCATATAGGTACACCGTCACCCTCTCCCATCGTGAAAGTCTTTGCGGTACTCTCCATGCCATACAACTCAACGATATTGGCATCTTCCGTGACGAATTGCTCGTTTTCCACAGAAAATTGCCAACCACCATCCTTGAAGCCACCAGGCACACGGAAGTCAAAGAATGTAGGCATACTGTCAATGAGGAATACAGCGTCGTCCCGCTGCTTGTTGTCCTTCATCGCATATTGAATGAGTGTGGTCTGGTTAAGTTCAGGCTCATAGTCTGTAACTTTAAATGGTTCACTCGTGCCTATGCCGTCAATGGTGACATAGTAGTGGCCGCAGCTCAATCCGGTAATCACAACGAAATATAGCAAGTCATTAGGGTTCATCTGCCAAAGGCTCCACTCAATGGTGTAGAGCACCGAGTCATCATAGGCATCAATTACCCGTGTGGTTGGTGGTGCCTCTCCAGTGACTCCGATGAACTGCAACATTATCTGGTCGCTTGGCGCAAAGGTCTGAATGTAGTTGCTTGGGACTCCATTGCGTCCTTTGCGTGGCTCAAAGAATATTGGTGTGAATGGTGATAGTATCATAGTTTCGTGATGCTTTTGACGATTAATGTGTACTCAACCCCACTCTGCCGTCCGTAACTCGCCTCGGCTTTGGAGATATAACCCTTGAAGCGATACCCTCCGTGGTCGAACTGCAACACACCGTCCCAATCCTCAGGGATTATCATATCGTCAGTTTTGAACTCGATTTTGCTTGCAGTAAAAAGAGCGGTGCCAGCTACGATGGAGATATTACTCAGTTCATTGTCTCCGTCGCTCGATGTCATGGTGAGTGTGATGGCTTTGCCGTTGCCAAGTGCAGCTATAAACGACTTGTTGCTGTCAATGCACATAGCCGGACTGAATATCGTGTTAGTGTTGTCATAACTGATAGTGCCACCGCTTGAAGATGCTTGCAATACGAATACATCCTCATCTGCCTTATCGTCTTTGGTCTCGCTCTCGCTCTTTCTCGCAGTGAACTCGATGCCATATACGTCAGCTCTGTACTTGCTTATAAGCTGCAGTTTCTTATCAGTTGCATTGTAACCAGTAGTATAGTAGTTGGTGAAGTTCTTTTCGTAACGGCCGTTAATCTCGCCGTAGTCCTTTTTGGCATACCCTGCCTGCACCTCGGCATAGATGAGGTCGGTGTCAATGCTGAATTTCACGTCACTCACGAAATCAAACACCTTGACAACGCTACTGCCAAAGAGATTAGAGCGATGTGTGAAGTGGACGGTGCTTTCATTCTCTATTTTGTAGGAGTAACCAAATACGGCCTCGATCCACTCCGTGAATTGCTGGAATGTGGAATATACCTTTGCAGTCCCTATTTGCCTCAATTCCTCGCCAGCGACGATGAATGTCTGTGCAAACCTCTCATCGTCATTGGTGTCTATCTCGACGCTTGCGGTTGGACTTATGCTTTGCACTATCTTCGTGGCAAGTTCCAGTGGACGGATTGCCCGGCAAGAGATGTCGGCTCTAATTGGGTCTGCCCATTCGATGTGCATAGAGCCATCTCTGAAATATACCTCGTTGATGGTCTTTAATTGTGCATAACTATCGCCAGTGAGTACAGTAGGCGGCATACTGGAACTTACTATTATATTCCTGTCCTGATAGTAGTATTTTGCAGCTCCTTTGTTTATCCATTGCCCGTTTTGGAACTCATAGACGGTGTTATTTTCCCAATATGAGGCGTGACTATAATCAGTCTCACTGCCTACGACTCCAAACACTCCGTTATACTCACTTCCCATGTTTGCGCCCCATCGAGCGGCTGCAGCTGTCTTTAATGCGTCAAGTGAAAAGAATGTACTTTCAAGCACGAAATTAACGAGAGCGTTGATGTGAGATCCATGCACCACTAAATCGTAAATATCGTTATTGAACATCGTCGCCCACTTGCGAAATCCACTATTTAACCCATTGGGGTCGATGTAGTAGTAACAAAGCTGTACGTCAGCTACGGCTGGTTTCGATACTTCAGAGATGTTGTTATATGCGATATCATTGTAACCGTCACAATAATATGGGCAAAATGGGCAACGCACTACACCCTCAACGACGACTTTTAATGTCGCTCCAGGTGAGGTGACTTTTGCAAAGAACTCATTGAGCGGTGCAATATGCGTCTGGTTCTTTGGCTCTATATATTCAGTCGTTACGATTGCGTCCGATGTTCTTATAAGCTCAAAGAAAGCAGCGTTGGAAGTATATGACTCAGTAAATCTAAAATTGGCACTGTTGACAATAGCCAGTCGAGCGACGCTAACTCGTTGAAACGTGAAATCACTCACTGGCCACTCAAACTTAGTGCTTTTCTTCGCCTTTAGTAGTCCTGCGAGTGTGTTGTCAATAGAGCTTATAGTAAGCACTCCATGCTCTATTTCAATGGTTGAGAAATCAAGTGGACAACGGAATTGCTCTGTATATGTCCAGTCGTTATTCTTTGTTGATACAGCCACACTGGCACTGGCAAGGAAACCATCTGAAAGGTACATGTCGCGCAAAAGGCTATATGCCTCACCCACAAACTCAAACTGAGATGAAAATGTGCGAGTAACGCCGCTGTAGTCCTTACGCTCCAGCGTGAATTTTACCTCGTCCCAGTTCTTTATATCTGTGGTTGATATTTCATGGGTAGTGGTGCCTGCTATGATATGGAATTTAGTCCTCATCGTCTTACTTGGTCTCTTTTCGGCAAATATAAAATAAAAAGGAAACCGCCGTGCGATTTCCTTGAAATCTCAAATTTTAGCAATGTGCCAAAATTAGGGTTAAATATTTGCTTATTTGATAGTTAAGATGTAATTTGAAAGATTAAGTATTTTTTCGTTTACTCTCAATCTTCAAACACAGCGACATGGCATTTAATATCTTCTCGAATGTCTCTAACGATGGAGAAACTTCACCGCTCTCAATGCGCTGGATTGTCGTTTTGTTGACTCCTGACAATTCGGCAAGCTGTCTTAAACTGATATTCCTGCTTTGCCGTTCAATCTTTAATCTCTTACCGTAAATATCTCTGCTCATAGTT